GTGTCATTTGCAGCTGCGACGAAAGGAACACCACCGGCTAGAGTTAAACTTGTCCAATTTCCAGGATTGACAACAACACTATCATTTCCCTCATTGACGTAGTAATCATTGCTGACCTGCACCGCGAAGGTTCCAACTGAATTAGTTGTAGTTACATTAATCTGATAACTACAGTTATCCATATAGCGCACGACAGTTGGCGCTGTATTAAACGAAGATGATAAGCTTTGATTAGTCGCTAGTGTAGTTACCAGCGTGTTTTTCCGAGACATTTTAACCCCCTCATGAGTACGACGTGATCGCGTCTAGGCTTCATACTTAGCGGAATGACCTTATTTGTCCCTCTGGTGCCTAGCTTCTAAGGACTGCGCACTTGTTTGATAGGATTTCGGCATTTTCTGTAATGCTGGCGCGGACTTAACTCCCTTTGACTGTGCCTGTTGAGCTTGCATCTGTTGCTGTTGTTGCATCGGTTTTGCTTGGGCAGCCATGATAGAAGGCGCGGTCATAGTAGAATCAAGTGGAGATGCCATAAACATGGAGATACCAACCCTAGTTTTATAGGGTATAACTAGATCTTTATGGGAAGCATTAGAGATTTCTTCCATCATTTGTGACTTTAAGCCGTTGTATAATTGGGGAAACATGGTACCAATATGCTGAATATCTTGAGCCGTAATAGTGCCATTCTTTACCTTTTCAAGTACCAATAAAGGTTGTTGGGCAATCTGTAAGGCAGCATTATAGGTAGCTTTTTGTGTTGTAGAGGGCACAGGTTTACTGTCTAATGGTGCTTTCTTATCTAAATCAGGCCTTAAACTATTTAGGTAATTTACCACTCCGCCAATCATCATACCTCTAGCGCTATTGTGATCGGGCATTATGTTTTGCAGAGGATCATCATGTGCGAAGATAGGTCCAGGATTACCTTGAATGCTTCTTAATTGTTTGTTAAGTTTCTCAACCTCTTTATCAGATGGTTTAGCATGCTCTGGAAGTATTGCTACACCTAATTTGAATATGTTCTTAACAGCCTTAGATGCTAATTCTGCTCCTTTAATAGCCGAAGTAGTATGTTCTACAGCAGCTTTAACACCGTGGGCAGTTGCAGCACTTTCAAACAAAGGCTTAGCTAATGCTGATATTAATGGCTTAAAGACTGGTCCAATAGCTTTAGCACCTATAATCGCACTGATAGAATGCGGTAATCCGACGGAATGTGCCAAACCACCACCGATAGTAGCTCCTAGGGTTGCACTACCAGCATCCGTTAGTCCGTGGTGTATAAACCAATCAGCGAGTTGGGATCCCATAGTTTGTTTATCTAAAGTTGACATTGTCACGTTTAGAGGAGTTTTCATTATAGGAGATTCTAATCCTAAGTTTGCATGTGTGTCTGAAATGACCTTATGATACTTCTGAGAGGCATCTATAAAGTTTTGTAGTTTAGATTGTTTAATCTCAGCACTTGGGTTTCCTAATTGATTTAGATAGGTATTCACTTTACCGGGGTTAATGACTTTGTCATCACCTACTTTAGTCATAAAGGTAGATTCAAAGTCTTTAAGAGCAGGTAAGTAGTCTTTAAAGGCGCCATTAATGGCGACTTGACGTTCCGCAGCTTTACCCCATACTTTAGTATCCTCTAAACTAGTTCTTAGATCATGGGCTAATTCTTTAGCAGCATTGCGGAAGGGTCGCTCCTTAAGAGGTACGATATCTTTATTAAATCTACCCCATTCTTGAAGTTGTTGTTTTAATTCTTGCGTTGCATTAAAGATCTTAGAAGGATCATCAGACATGACAGCTTGTTTATACTTAACTGCTTGTTCTTGCAACAATCCAGCATGTTCATCTTTACTTAACTTCTGTAATACGTTATCAACCTTATCAGTAATTTCATTAACTTGACTACTAATCCCCTGATGCATAGAAGGAACAGCTGATTCAATATCTTTAGCTTTTAACCCTTTAGGCCCATAGACTTCATCCGCAACACCAGTGATACCGGCGTGTAGATCTTCTAACTCATGTGTCATAGAGGTAATAGGGTCAGGGTTCGCCATATGCTCATTAATCCGACCTTTGAAATCTGCAGCTAATTGGGAAGCTTTATTCCCGAGCGTTGCATCCCAAAGACTACTTACAGACTTAGCACCACCGCCAACCATACCGCCTAATACGGCAGACATGCCTAAATCAGCAATAGCACTCTGAGCGGATTGTTCAGGATCTTTTAATACCATCCTGGATACTTCATCACTTCCAGTAATTAACATGTTCTCGATAGCACCTTTAGCAGCCGCGGCGCCAATCTTAGACGCTAAGGTTTCTCCTGCAACAGGTGCTAATTTTGCAGCAATCTTTTCAACAGCTCCTAATTGTGTAAACTTAGATAGTTGTGGTATTGCTTCTGCTAAACCAGTAAGCCCCGCTTTAGCTGCAGCACTCTCCCCTAACGTAGCCAATGCTGGTGCCACGAAACCCGCTGCTTCGCCGGCAAAGGCGGTTGCAGGATTAGCTTCAGCTCTACCACGAATATCTTCTGGGTTTACGCCGAAGGATTCTTCTAACATAGGTGCTATAGGTCCAGCAAGGCCCTTTCCAGCGCTTTCTGCGAATGTCTTGGCCTGTTCCCCTAAAGAACCATATTTCTCTTCTTGCATCTCTGGAGCAATGAATTCATTAAGTCCTTCAGGTTCAGTTTGTGATTGTGCTGATTTATCGACTGCGGGTCCACTTGCAGGACTGGCGATAAACTCGTCTAAACCTTCAGGTACGTCATTCGTAGCCATTTGATTTCCTATTCTGCGTTCAATTTTTTAAGTACTAACTTAGCTCTCGGATCGGAGGGGTTGGCTTTTGCCCATTCAACGTATTTTTTCTGTTGTTGATTTAAACTCCCAGGTGCTTGCGTTGATCCAAATTTTTCAAGATCGATACCATAGGTTTTAGCTAATGGAGCAGCAGACTTCTGAGCTAAGAATTCTGTTAATGCTTTTCGTTTAGCTGCAACTGTTGCCGCCTCGTCGCCTGGTTTAGGTTCTAAGTCCGATGTTGTTTTCTGTTCAAATTCGTTAACCCGGCCTTCTAAGTCGTGAATTAGTGGTAACATCATGGATCTCATTGCCAGAATCGAGGGGGGGTTAAAGCCCGCTCTACCAATCCTACCGCCTATTGTGTTTTCTTTCATCGCTTCATCAAAATGCTTTAGAATTTGATCACTATTCTTCTTGGCGTTCTGCGCCGTTCCGATTTCTTTTGAAACTTCCTTCTGCTTGTCAGGTGGTACAATACTTTGAATTAGAGATGCTGGGTCCATTTTAGACAATTGCTCAGGTGTTGAGTTGGCAACCATATCCCGAACTGCCATCTGTTGGACGACAGGAGCAGTTTGCATATGGAGTTGTCCTAGAAGCTGTTGACCCCGAGATTGGGCAAGTGCCGACTGCGACTTACTTGTCGATTCACCAATCTTAGCGGCCATTAGATCCTGCATCTGCATTCTTGTCATCTCAACCGCTGCATTCTCGTCTTTTAGCCTATCGCGATTCATGCTGAGTAGAGTCTGTCGTTTACCTAGGTCCGCCCGCTGCGATTCAATATCCCTATCAATCTGTCTATTTAAGAACTCTAATGCTTGGTTTGGTCCGCCGGTTAACCCGGAGCCAAGTCCGCCTAATGCAAGACCGACACCAGTCATGAGTTTACCCATGGTGTCCTGCTTACCCATAAATCTATTGGGTTCGATGTGACCATTGAGGTAATCTTGCATCATCGCTTTTCGTTCAGTCTCAATCTCGTTAACCTTAGCCTTGTGGTCAATCATCAACTGATTCACTGCACCGGCCTGGTCCTTCATGATTTGTGCCTGCGCTTTTGCACCTTCCGACTCTGCCGCTGACTGACCTTTAATACCAGCTTCTGACTCCTGAACACCAGCGCCATACGATCCAGGTTGTGGTTGCTGAGGTTGTTGACTCTGTGGTTGTTGGGGTTGTTGAGCCGCAATACCGCCTTGATCTACTGTGCCAGATTGTGCCGCTGCTTGTTGAATCTGTTGTGGGTCAAGTCCCAGCTGTTGTTGCTGTTCAGGACTAACTGATTGAGATGGTGGCATGTTGTTGATAACAATAGGTTGTTGAGTCTGTGGTTGTTCATCTGCCTCAGCTTCTCCACCCTCTGCCATCTTCTCATACTGTAGATGTTGTTTAGGTTCAGGCTTGTCAAGCTTCTCAACTACTGGAGCTTGATAAGGTTCATACTCGATGTGGTGTTTAGGTTCTGGAGGATTGACCGGTTCAATCTCTAACTCTCCACCTTTTGCCGCTCTGACACCACCTGCTGGTTTCATAGCTGGATCTGGTGATTGCATTGGTCTTGGAACCTTCTTAGATTCCTCTAACTTAGGATTAGATTGCGTCACTTGTCCGCCATCCGCCATTTGTAAACTATCTAGGTTCTGACGATTCATCGGATGCAATGCTTTTATCGCAATCTTGACTTCATGTCCATCTGGATGTGTCAATGTTGCCGTATGTTCATCTCGACTCTTAAGCTTAAACTTGGAAAGGTCTACCTTCATCTTCATATACTATTTACCTTTCTTCTTAGCTTTGACAGCCTTGACAAATCGATGAGCCGCTTCTGCTGGGTTAGCAGATTGTGTAACTGATCTTGGAAGGACGATCTCACCAGGGGATAGGATCGCAGGCACAGTATCGTTAGAGTAGCTATCTTTAGCCCCCCCAACCTTAGCTTTACCAGGGACATGACCGCCATCTTTAATGTTAATAGGCATCTTATCGACCTTGCCACCTGACGCGTACATCAACTGACCAAGTTTAGACTTACCTTTGTAATTCTCTTTCTTTATAGCATCATAACCTGTTTGAGACGGTATCTCACCACCTTCAGCATACGATGTACCAACTCCACTCATATAGTTTGCAGATGCTGGAGCTACGGTTGCAGCAGCTGGCGCACTTAATGCTCCAGTAACGGCGGATCCTAATCCACTTGCAATACCGCCGCCAATCTGTCCAATCTGTGTAGCTTGTTGAGCTCCTTGGCCAGCTTGTATTTGATTAATTCCTTGTTGCTGCGCCAATTGTTGCTGTTGTTGTTGTAATGCTGTCTGTGCTTGGCTATTAATCGCATTCTGTTGTTGGCCTACCTGCGTCCCTGCCAACGCTGCCATATTGCCTTGTTGAGCCTGTAATGCGCTAATAGACCCTAATTGTTGTTGAGCCTGCAATGTTGCTGCCTGTCCAACTGACTGCTGCTGAGTGTTAGCTCCTTGTTGAGCTGCTTGTCTCGCCATTAAGCCAGCATTTGCACCAGCTCCACGCTGTCCAGCCATCAATGCCGCTTGTTGATTGACATTGGCGCCTGTAGCTTGATTAAGTTGATTTAGCGCTGGTGTTGGTCCCTGCCCTTGTGCCATAGCACCGAGTTGATTCGCTAGCGCTTGTTGTTGATTATATACTGAGGATTCATTACCAACCCCCCCGGCTCCCTGCAATTGTGATGCCAATTGCCCTTGCCCCCCCTGCGCAGCTGCCAAGTTGGCGCTATCTAAGTTGACTTGATTAGCAGCGGGGTTAGATTGTGCCCCTTTTGAAAGTGCATTTATACCGGCACCGGCTGCGGCAGATGCGATCCCACCAGCAATCGCCGGTATTAAAGGTGCTAAAAAGGGCATAGTATCTCCTAGAATGCGTAGTTTGTACCATCAACTAACGACTAAAGGCACGTTATGTGTCTCTATTCTTAGCGGAATGACCCCCTGCCAATCTCGCCAACCTGCCGAGTTGACACCTGTGACCTTGTAAATCTATGTAATTATTGTCAATTTGTAGACTTATACACCATCTAAACGCAAATAGGGGCCTATTTCACCCCTCAAAATTCGCGGATTGGCCCGATTTGTGCTCAAAAACCTGTCTACAGGGAGTCAACTTTGCCGGGGTGTCAACTTTGCCGGGGTGTCAGGTTGTTAGGAGTGTCAGGTTGTTAGGAGTGTCAGGTTGTTAGGAGTGTCAGGTTGTTAAGTCTATAGATTGCTAATACTGCCTAATGGGAATTTATATTGAATATCGCAAATCGCGATTTACGATATGATTCTTATATTATGTCTTTATAAGGCTATATTTGTAACTCATATTGTACAGGTTACTTCTTTTGTATATTATGAGATACGTATGGTTTATTAAAGTTACTAAATATAAAGCATAACTTGTTTTTTAGACATATTTCTAAACTATTACTTAAGATTTACACCCAAATCTACTTACTGGGTGTTTTTGTTAAATCAAGTATTGCTGTGAACATATCTGGGAAGTTGGTGAATCCGTGCATTAAAGCTCTTTGGTGGGTATTGCGATCTTGACTAAACATGATTAATTTATTCTTACCAAGGGATTTTGAAACCTTGATTAGGGATTCTGTAATCAAGTTTAATGCTTTGTGTCTTTGGATTGGTGAAGCTTCTGGATTAGTGATGTATGAGTCGAGCATTGCATAGGGACCTTCCATATCGCGCATAAAGCCTGCAGCAATGACAATATCGTCTTCAACTACTACTCTCCCTACAACAGGTAGGTCATTTGTTAAATTTGGGTCCATTCCACGCGCGATAAGTAGTTTTTGTAGTAGTATCTGGGCATTCTTGGTATTAGTAAATGTCATTGTCATAGTTATTCCCATTTTGTCGTTTGAATGAAATTAAATGAGTTTAGTGTTCCTTGTGCGTTCATATACACTTGAAATTCTCCACATATATTATTATTTTTATCTGCTACTGAAAAAGTATAATGGGGTGCATCAGACGGAGGTGAATAACCGTAAGGTCCTAAAATGGATTGTACCGCGTTTAAAGTGGCTACCCCTATTTGCAATCCATCCAATTCATTAGTATAGGAATTTACCGCAGTTGTACAATTCGTTAGGTTTAAAGATTGACCGCAGGAGGTTAATAATAATAAAATAATTATTATATATTTCATATAATCTCCTCTAACATGGCATGTATGTTTCTGAACGTACATCCAATAGATAATCTAATAAACGTTCGACCTGAACATCATCATCAAGATACCTAATCCATTGAGGGTAAGTTAAAGCTAATTGAAATTTTAGATTTACATCCGTCATAATAACCTAAAATTACCACAATTTTGAATTTGTGTCAAGTTTGGGTGTTATTATGGTATATGGTTAATAACAGTGTATACCATATTATGTTATTAACCGAAGTTACGGCTGGCTTTCGATGTCCTGAATCCTCGTTTAGTTCCTACAATAAGATTCATGCCAGTTAATGTTAAACCAGCTCCTGGATAGTTACCATATTGTGAATTGTAAACTTCAGTTACAGTTACTTGAAATGATTCACATTTTTGTTGTTGGGGGAATACTCTTGCTTCAAATACGTTGGCTTGGCCTTCCCAACCACCGCCGCCTTGACTTCCCCAAGTAGATCCAGATCCCCACAATTGATCACTACCCCACGTTACTGGCTGTTGGCTTGGTGATACAATCGTTGATTGAGTTGGTGAGGGATTATAGTTATACGCTAATTGGACATTTAGGTTAAAAGGAGAGATATATTGTCCTAATAAATACATTTGGTAGAATCGTTCATAGCCTTGAACACCAGCTAAAGTAATCCATCCAGTTGTAAAACTCATGGTAACTGGTGTCGAGCCATCCAGATACACACCATCGGTTTCTTGGTAGAGTTGCCCTAAACTGGTTACGTAAGTGTGTAATCCTTGATAGATTGTGCTTGATTGAGCATATAGATTAGTGAATGTACCCCATTGAGAGTAAAAATAATCATATATTAGGGTTATGCCACTATCTAAAGTAAACCTTACTTGGTTCGTTGCTGGTACGTTTACAGCGGACAATACGGTAGCTCCAGTCGTTAGGCTTTCAACTGGAGCCCCTATGTATTGTGTTGATAGGTCCCGTCCAACTAGCCATATACCTTTGTTTGATTGAAACATAAGGCCTTGTGGCATAAAAACTATAGATTGTTGATTTGTACAACCAACAACTGAATTGATTAATGTAAAATCTGAATATTGACTATTAGATCCGGTATTATCTGGTCCTATACCATTAATATACCCTAATGCATTCTGTTTAAAAACAACAAGCTTATCGTCCATGGGTGCCATTGCTGTAATGGGACCTGTTGAACCTTCCGATGCTGTTGTTGGAGCTACATACAACGTTAATAGGTCTGAGAATTCTACTGGCGTGGCCTCAATGACCTGTTTAGAGAACCATAATAAGTTTCTATCTTCAGCATCTAATAACCATACACGATTGTTAAATAATGTAATCAAGTCGGTTGCTGGGGGTGCAACATCTTCTAACACTCCGCCTGTAGTATATATCAAGTTATTACCTTGAATTGACGAATCATTCAAAGTGTCTATATAAGTTATTGAATCAACTGATGTATTATTTAAGATAGGTGCAGTAATAGAAGTTGTTTGATAATAATTCTGAAATTTAGCCGACCAACGGTAAATTACTATAGAAACATTGGTTTTATAAGTTAATCTTAATGTAGGGATCTGCAATGTCACAGATCCAGTTCCGGTTTCACCGGTTCCCGTAGTTGTTACTCCGACAGGAATTGAGGGGGCACTTCGGAATAGGTTACCTTGATTATCAGTCCATTCATATGTCACTTGATAATAATAGGCATTCGTATTGGTGGTATTATCTGGTTGGGGACCCATAGCCCCCCCAGTTGCACTCCACGCTGCTTCAACGCTGTCTGGCCATAAGAAGAAGCCTTGCTCGACAGGGGCAACACCATCATACATGGAGAGGTATCCACCAGTATAGTTTAGATTATTACCTATTTCAGCTGTTACCACTGTTGGTGGGGCAAAGTTAAATGTTACTAAGTTAATCCCTAGTTGAGCATAGATGCCACCACTTACACTTTGAATGCTATTACCCTGAGTATTTAATGCAGTTATTGAATCTTTATATAAATATGAAATTGTTATTTCATTTGTGTTAGTATCGACACTAGTGTTGGGTAATCCTAAGGTGTAATAATTGCCCCCATTAGAATAAGCTAATTTACTTATAATTACACCGCTTGCATTTAATAGAAAGTATGTTGGTTGATATGGTGATTCGTATATAGATAAAACATAGGGTTCAGAGTTATATATAAATGCTTTAGAAGCTAAGCCTACAGAACGTTTTAATACTTTTGGAGTTCCTAAAGTCCCTGTTATAGTTAATGTATTAGTATCAATATAATGGGTTGGTATTGAGCTATCATATGAATAATTATTGGCTACTTCATAAAATAGTGTACATATACTATTCGCACCGCCGCCTTGTGCTATAGATGTTAAGTTTAGTATAGTACCACTAGTGATTGTTGCTGTTGGTGCCAAGGCTTGTACTAATGTGCTATAAACTGCAAATGTATAGCCTGTTGTTGTTCCTAAGTTATAATACGATACATAAATGAGTGGATTAGTTGGATTAGTTTCATCTACTGCTAAACTAAATATTGTCCCAATCTGTCCCGAAAACGTAACTGTCGGTCCCAATGTTAGAGATTGGGACAAATATGTAACTTTAACGGATTGACCACCAGAAAGGTTATTATACGCTATATAAAGATTGCTGTTAGCTACTATGCCATCAAAAGCAACCGTAGTAGAAGGAGAATAACCATTGGAAATATCTGTAACGGCACTGACATAAGTGGGGGTTTGTGTACTAATAGCAATGTATGATAAGTGATGCGCACCGCCGACAAGGGTTGTATAGAGTATAATAAAATAGGGACCCATTAAGAATACTCGGGGGGTTCCATACGTTGGATCGGCATTGGATAATAAAGTCGGGGCTACAATGTTTTGGCCCGTTGTAGCATCTAAAATTACATATTTATATGCTGGAGTGACGGAACCCCCAGATGGTAAATAATCTGTATATGCTACACAAGCTATGCCGTTTGTAGCTGTTACCGAATCTGCTTGCCCTTGGTAAGTACCACTTCGTACTGCGGGTAATGTGGTTAGGTCACATGGTAGGATTGATCCTTTATTAACCCAACTAGAACTTCCAGTTGAATACGATTCTAAAGTTGTACCTAAAGCGGTTAAATCTCCATTAAATGTCGTCAAATAAGAAGGTGTTTGCGTAGGTAGGGGCGTTAACGCACCAAAACCATTACGTTTCTTTAACTGACCTCCTTTGTCAAATACAGAGTTTTGCAATGACAAGAATTTGCCAGGTTGAACCCTAAACGGATCAGTCTTTGTATCAAGACCTTGAGCAAAGCTTATGTCTATGGCTTGTTTATTCAACATGAATCCTACAGTTCGTATGCAATTAATTTGGCATATTTAATTAAAGAAGAAGCCGCAGCCCCAGACCACGAAGCTGAAACAGAGTAAGTATATGTCCCGGCGCTCCCACTAATACTCGTATCTATGTGGGTAAATGAACTTACCGGCAATCCTAATGCGGATATTGGGCCACTTGTATTACTTAATTGATTGTTAAAAGATTGATAACTTATTGCTCCTGTTGAACTATTGTTGAAAACAATCTCTAAAATTGCTCCAGCTGGCGCCTGCAACCCATTAGTCACGGTGGATATATTGCCAGAACTATCAGAAATCAATTGAAGCATAACTGGGCGACCAGTTGTAGTAAGTGTTACACTCAAATTGGTTACAGCTGTTAAACTGCTTTGAACTGTATAGTTACCACAACTTGCGCTAATAGCTACACCTCCTGCGGCAACCGTAGATCCAACAGCTCGAGTGCGGGTACTAGCTATAGCATTAGCTCCAACAGAAGTCATATCTTGACCCACTGTATCATAACTAACACTACCCATATTACCAGAAGTATCTAATACCATTACTTGGGTATTTCCAGAACTATTAAAAGCGGGTAAAGTTAAGGTGTAACTTGAAGCTAAAGCACTTGGGGGCTCTAAGGTAATGAAGTTAGACCCGGAGATATTATTTCCAAATAAAATGGAACCAGCTTGAATATTTGCCGGCGTATTAGATGCCTCATTAACAACTAATACCCCACCAACAAATGAAGCCGTTGCTGTTCCGCTAGAGATTCCGGAAGAAGTAACATTTAACGATCCACCGTTAGTCATTTGTACAGTTAACGATCCACCGCTATACCAATAGAGGTTATTATTTAACTCATACAAACTACCAACCGCAAGTGTTGGTGTTGAAGTTAGATTTATAAAATTAAGTGAATTGGCGCTTGTTAAGTTATGTCCTTGAATACTTAAATCACTATTAATATTCAGTCCGCTGGGGGTAATTTGAACCCCGCTATTTAAACTATGGTTGTGAGAATCTATGATATTTAACGAGTTGTTGACTTGCGTTGCGTAATCCGGACCGCTGTCAACACCCACAACAGGAACAGGTAATAACATATTAGGAGAAATAGTGGTAGTTGCCATATTAGAATACCGCCAATGACACCACGCATGGTGCTGAACTTGTTAGGGTTAAAGTCGTAGAATTAAACGGTTGAGACCTATATATTGTAGCTGCTGCGTTAATGTCTATTAGAAGCCACCCAGTAGGAGTTGTCCCTAACCTGTGATTAATAACGTTAGTTCCTGATACCAACGAAATATTCGAAAGAATTGTTGGATTAGTCAGAGGATTCTTAATAATAGGATTCAACTGCGATGCCCATTGACTTTGCATTAACATAAAAGGTTGATTAGATTGCTGTTGGAATATAGGAAGTGCCATTACTCCCTCTTTCCATTATGCAAAAAACAAGAACCACTACTCTGCATCAATGCTTCTACCTGTCCGACTCGTTTACCGATTTCATAACCATTATTATGTCCGACAAGATAACCAGTTGCCATTGCTACACTTGTTAAATATACTAATAAAACTATAGCTAAGATATTCTTCATACTAATAACCACCTATTGGACCGCCGTTGCCGTATCCACCATTCATCGAACCCCATTGACCGTTTTGTCGTATGTCCGTAACTCGATCAGGTTGACCCATATCTCGATTATCTGCGGTTTCTTCGATACGTTGTTTAAGGAATACGAGTTCTTGGTCTAATTTCGTTGTATCAGATTCTTCTTTATCTAAAGCATACTTAGCAGCTCTGATAATGATATATTGATTCCATCCCGATATACCCGTTGAAGTTAAGTCTGTGTCTTGTAACAACTGGGTCAAGCGGGGGATATACCAAATCCGTAAATTTTGGCCAGCAGATGGTGTTGGAATTAATTCAATATTATTGCCCATTACTCTATATTGTAGATTAAACACACCGTATATGGTGGAAGCTGTGTTGGGATAAACGAACTTATTTCTATCCATGAAATTGAATTTATTGATTGTAACCCAAGCATTATTTGCAGTATTAAGAGATAGATCTACACCTTTCATCTTATAATACGCAGGAGCTATATAGCCTGGCGTTCCATTAATACCATTAACAAAGGGAGTTACGCCGTCTGGTAGAGGGTATAAATAAGTTTGATTATTGTTATTAGGTTGTGATGGCCATTGAGCCGGTGTAGCAATGAAGTATTCTTCATCGGCAGTTACTAATAGATCATATAACTCAAACATGGCTTGATTGATGAAGCTATTCCACTCAGGTAAAGTAACAAAATTAGATCCAACTCGATCTGCTCGCTGCTGTGACATGAGTCGTAATTGACCTAAACTCATCTCCGCAGTTGGTGTAGGGATTATAGATTGCGGTGTAGTATAAGGACTAATGGTTCCATTGGATGCAGCTACTTGATAAAAGTATTCAATTCCAACACTTACAGTTATATCTAAATAGTTATTAAGTAAAGAAGTTGCCAAAGCCGTAAAGTTAACGCCATCTGTACTTCGTTGAATAAGATATGAGGTAGCACCAGTTGATATATCCCAACTCAAATATACCTGTCGATTGCCTTGTTGGACATAAAAGTTATTTGGGGTTGCTGGAGCAGCCATTTAGTCTCCTAAAAACCCCCGATTCATCACCTATTTTGCAAGGGAGAGGAATTGCCGGAGGACAGATCGTTAAAAACTGTATGGGCGACTCGCACGCCTCCGGCCCTTATACCATGGCTATATGGTCCCGAATTCATTACGTTTTAAGCAATTGTTGTTCGGGTATACGAACTATTCACCTTGAACAAGTACTGAACTGTTGCTTAGTAAGAAACTCAAAGTAATTACAGATCCATCAGCAGGTGCAGCAATAGCAGAAGCAGCACTTCCGCCGCTAGCATTACGGCATTGAAGAATGATTTGAGCTCCAAAACCTTGTGGGAACGAAAGCGGTTGCGCAGGAGCTAAAGCCTGGTTACTGTCGCCAACTGTTTCAATGTCAAAGATTGCCGAACCAGCAGCAGCTGTAGGAGCAACCCTGCTTATGGATGCAACGCCGTGGCCCGTAGCTTTAGCAATAAAAGCTAATCCAACAGCAGGAGTTAATCCTGAAGGAACGCCCAAAGCTAACCAGTCAGCAGCAGTCGCATCACCAAGAACGGTGATAACATATGCCACACCAATGGTTAAAGCGGCATCGCTAGCATCAACTTTTAAGCTAGACCCTAGTGGAGATACAATAGCATGTCCACCGGTATAAAGTCTGCTATAACTATCTTGAAACTGAACTACGATTGTTCCAGGAGCTGGATTTGGATTGGTGATAGCAATTCCAGGAGTTGCCGGATTTGAATTTCCAAGACCAGGAGTAGCACTAGTATGCATAAATACGTTCTGAATATACGGACCTTTAAGAGAACGAATTCCTAATCCATTTCCATTGGTGGAATCAACAATAAAGTTACAATCTAAAAGGACAGGTTGAACATGTCCAGTATAAATACGTGAGTTTGCAAAGTTTCTGTTAGCGATATAACTATCCAACTTTCTTAGGGAATTTTACTTCCACTACTTTGGTATTATAACCCGCCAAATCGGATTGTGAGTTTTCTAAATAAGATGTTAATTGATGAAGCGTTTTCATATCATCTTTCGCATGCCCCAAGATAATATTACAATCATCACACAATAAACCTCTAATTTTTCCTGTAAAGTGGTCATGATCGACACATAAATTTCGTCGTAACTGCGAGGCATGCAGATCACAACCAGCACATAAACCATTTTGTTTAATAAATAGTTCATTGTATTGTTCTAGTGTGATGTTATATCTCTTTTTTAGAGACTGTTTACGATCTGAAAGTTTCTTCTTTTCAGGATTGGCTAAGCCCCATTGCTTTCGTAATTCAGCTTTACGAGCGTTAGTCATGAAAGATACTCATTTAACTCCGGTTTTCATTATCTAGTCTCCTCCTACCGGCAAGGTTGGTCTAGAGTAGTCTGAGGACATCTCAGCTTACATATTTAGCGGATTGACCATTTATTAGCTTCTTACTAGCCAATTAAGTATCTGAGTAGCTAATACCATTGACCAAACTATTGCTGCTACTGCTATATCTGTTAGTTTACTTTTCATATATTCTCCTATGAAAACAACTTGTTAAGTCTACTTGCAGTTTCGTTAGCTTCTTGAAGGTTCTTCCAGGCACTTTGAATTTTCTTCGTTGACCTATTGATTACAACGTATTCGCCGGTTAAAAGTCTTCCTACCACATATGCTTTATTTTTAGTAATTTCGTTATTCATACTTATAGTATCTAATAAAACCGTAATATAGTCAACCATTAATTTACTCATTCTAAGTCTGTAGGTTCATTGAGGATTATAATAATCCAATAAACTACCATAAAAATAAATAAGGACATTATAACTCCTCAAATATAAAACCCCACAAGGAAAGGAACTTGTGGGGTACGCGGGCCAAACTTTGGGGGTTCTCGCTTTTGGTAGGAAGGAACCCGCCGAACCTAACCTCTATGCTTAAAGCGTATCAAGAGTGGTCCAAACTGTCAAGAGTAATATAATTATGAATAATTCCCATATTATCATCCTCTTCTTCTTTTTTAAAAGGTGGGCAGCCTTTATAGGTATCTATTGTGCAATCTTCTTTATCCTTAATCTTTAAGTTTCTATCCTTGCATTTAGGACAGCACTCTGAATCTAGACTTCCCCTCATATACACGTTTTTTTCCCATTTAAAGCCACAATACGTACACTCGATTACCAATAACATAAATTATATCCTTGTGAGCAAGTTAAATCGTTTAATATGCTCTTAATCCCACATTATAAAAGCAACGATAATAAGACCCAAACTTATTAATATCAATACGTAAGAGGTCACACAGCACCGCATTCTAGATTGGGTAGTGCTATGGCTTTTTCTCCATGCAAATCCTTCCCTTTTCGATCTAGCACCGCGAATACAAGTCCTTTGTAGAGTTTATCACCTCTGTATTCATCTCCGTCTTCTACCGGTGATACGTGAGCGTATCCTCGTGAGTCTATAAAGGACACAACACACTCGATATTAGATAGTACAAATCTGTTCCCTAAATGATACATCATATTTATTCCTCTCTTATATAAGACATTCTTAAGTCTAAAATTACAGACAGTAGCTCAAGATTGGCAGTAAAATTCTCAGTTATTATATTTGCCATAGCCAGATTCAATAAATTATATTCTTGTGCTCTAACTGACTCTTGTTCTGCATCTGGAGTTAAATACATATAAGCTAAATTCTCTCTATCATGAACTTCAAGAAATTGCCATAACTCAGTACAAAACGATATTTCATTCGCTAGACTCAGCTGGTTTCCTAAAGCCCATTGCAACTCCTGGACGGTATCATCACAGTCTTTACAATTGCAATTTGTAGTATGTCCTTTACCAACCCAAGTTATATCAACATAGCTAGCATCTCTAGTATAGCATTGGCTATTATCTACTGTAAACTGAGCTGCTGGATTTTTCTGCCAGTCATCGAAGAGTTTATCAAGCATTTCTTGACTCATTTCTTCTTCCTTAAGTTCTAAGGTTATTTCTTCCTTACAAGTACGACAGTAATAGAATTCTTTTCCTAATACTTCATTCCGGATTCCGGGGTTTTTACAGTTACGGCAAATCATACTATTTTCCTTTCGAAGCCTTATAAGCTTCATATTCTGCTTCTCTAGCATAAAACTCTTTTAGTTCTCTTGAGGCTTGGCGACTAGCAATTAAATCTTCTACAACGATAACATTAGCTTGTTCTCTTACAACTGCTGCCTTCTTACGATCTGATTTGACCATTAAGTATATTATGTATGCTACGATTATTAGTGTTAGTACGCTCATATTCTTTGTCCTCTTGATTAAAGAATACCAAAGTCCTCATTTACTGTCAACTAATTATTTATTTCTGAATCCGCTTTCTCTTTGGCACCATCTTCATTCCCCATTTGATAGCCGATCTATAAATCTCATATAATTCACCTGTCAAACCCAGCTCTTCTGCCTCTTCTTTAGTTACCTTCAACCATTCCGAACGTTTCTTTAAGTGGTCACCTATAACGATATTGTCTGGAGTTATGGTTATTGAGAATTTAAAAGCGATTGTGATATTGAGTATTTCTTTGATGTTTTCGATTCGTGCGTTACCGGATGTCAATGCGTTACCGAATACCCATGCGTTACCGGATATCAATGCGTTACCGAATACCCGTGCGTTACCGGATACTTGTGCATCGCCTAATACCCGTGCGTTACCGGATACTTGTGCATCGCCGAATACCCGTGCGTTACCGGATATCAATGCGTTACCGAATACCCATGCGTTACCGGATATCAATGCGTTACCGAATACCCGTACGTTACCGGATATCAATGCGTTACCGGATACCCATGCGTTACCGGATACCCATGCGTTACCGGATACCCATGCGTTACCGGATACCCATGCGTTACCGGATACCCATGCGTGGCCAACCTGACTTAGGTTTTTCTCGCTTTCAATGTATCCGCCCAATTCACCGTTAGATAACCTTTCTATCCTAAACAATGTAACTAATCCTAATTCCCGTTTTAAATCTAGTCTCAACTTATATTTTTTCATATTCTTTGTCCGCTTGATTAAAGAACACCAAAGTCCTCATTTACTGTCAGCTAATTATTTATAACGCAACCGGCGACTACGGTAAAGTTACACGGAGCTGTTGTCGAAGTTGACGCATAGTGTCCCGGAGGTATCAGTGATAACCATGCATTAGTACCATCCCAATAAACAGCGTATATATTGCCTCCAACACACAATCCTGACTCAGGGAAGGTTGTTGGATAGGTGGGGGTATAACCGGGGCAGAATTGCACTGCTGTGGTCGGTGCGGCGTTTAAACCGGGTATTCCTTGAGGTCCTTGGGCACCCGTCGCTCCGGTGGCTCCTGTTGCACCGGTGGCTCCTGTTGCACCGGGGGCTCCTGGGTCGCCTTGCGGACCCTTTTCAATTATGTATTGAGGACCGCAACCTGCAATGAGTAATAATACTATTAGTAATTTATACATATGTAACTCCTTTTATATCTGTCACCGTATAGAATACCTTTAGACGATCTATAAAGTCAAGTAGACGGGGACTAAAGCCATATAACTCGCCGACATAACAACATACAATAATAATTGGTACACCATATGCTACGGCAATTGGTCCTATAGCCTCATAACGCTCTTGTTCAGTTTTATCACGTAGTAATATTTCTATTGGTTTTGCGTTAACTCGATAATCATCGGCATTTAAGATCATATTACGCTGCCTTTTTCTGATGCTTCAATTCTACTTGTGCAATTTGATGAAACTTAAGTCTATACCGCGCTTCTTTTTTAACTGTTAATCTATCTTCTTTAAGTTTTTCAGCAATAAAACCTAATAAATCAATAGTTTGCCATTCCCAATCTGGTCTAGATTCGTCGCCTTTGCTTATACCACTTGCTATAATGTATGATTTCATACCGTCCTCCATAGTTATAAAATACCAAGATTATCCATTATTGTCAATTGTCTGTTTGTTTGGGGTTTTGTTACTATACCGGTAACAAACTGAGTAAAATGGATGCAAATCGGGTATAATTGGGTGGTGTTTTGGGTGGTGTTTACAAGTCTTTACAAGATTGTAGTTAAGTTGTGGATTCTTTTAGTTGATTGCTAGTTACTTGTTTGATTTCTTTAAGTACTCGATAGCTTTGATATACATAGGGTGGTTATCCAGAACTACCCTGAAATGCAATACAATAAAAAGGGCTAGAAATTTTCATTCCTAGCCCCTAAAATTACTATAATTTTATGTTGTTAAATCAAAGTCTGGATATTATGCAGATAACTGAACAACGGCGTTCCAGCCCGGAGCACTGCAGATGAGGTTTCCGTAGTATCCAATACGTATCTCGAGAGCGTCAGCATTTCCAACCCTGAGTCCTTCCAACCCTTCCATTCCGTAGGTCAAAATATGTGGTACTTTGCCTAAAGAGCGGAGTTTGAATGTAGACATGGTGAGTAAGTATGCGGTCTGAGGAGGACATGAACGATCAGCAAGAATCGTGACTCGTCCGTAAGCAGATTGGAAAGTGATCCCTTCGAAAGCTACTTCAACTTCGTCATGTTTTACTTGAACGTATTGAACTTTAGCCCCTAAGCTGTTCACAAGAGCAGCGAAAGAAGCGAAGTCCAGGATACAAAGGTCGGGTTTTCCACCTTCTCGGTTTAACACTGCAAGAGCATTGGTGATACCTTCTTCGATGGTCAATGATTGAGCATTGTATCGAATACCAGCTAGACGGGTTACGTCTGCAGATCGGTTCACACCCCAGAAGCTATCAGAGCTGCTAGGAGCAGAAGTAGGAAGCCATGCGGCCAATCCTGATAATGCAAGGTTCGTTCCGGTGCTGACTGGTCCTGCAACGATGTCCCCGTATACTCCGAGTCCGTTTCCTGCAGAAGCCCATGAAGAATCAGTAGCAGAAGCAAGAACGGTGATAATTCCGTTTGTTCTGTCCACTGCGGTGATTGAAGCAGTGCTGCTGCTGATGCTGGAGATAATTCCTGCACTGATTGCAAAGTTCACTAAGGTCATTCCAACTTCGAACTGAACGATCTGTTGAGCATTCGAAAGAGTAATAACGTACGTAGGAGCAGAGGTCGATACTGTAGATCCAATGAAACCACGTGTAGCAGACCCGTCACCGAACAATTCGAAAGCGATGTTGTTGGTGATCATTCTGAATCCACCGTCCATTTGCAGTTTAGCTGCATCGACGAAGGCTCCAGCATTTGATTTGGTCTGTTCCATCAATAGGTTTGTGATTGTGACTAATTGATAGTCTGAAATCACATACACGAAGAAAGAAGCCAATTGAGCTGCTGTCTGTTGGTTTTGAGCGTTAGAGAACGAGTGTGATCGTCCTGCTGGTACGCCGAATTCGATTGGTACTGGAATATATTTACCAGCAAAGCCATCTGGGCTTTCATTCTTGGGCACAAGAGCCAAGAAAGGGTTTTCCTTATAAACTAGATCCTTCATGTATTCTGAAGAATCGGTGTACAGTTCTTTAAGAGCTGCGATTTGGTTAGCGCTGTTTGCGTATACGGCACTCATGTGTCATCCTTTAGACTTTGGTTATAACGTTGGTTAGAACGTCATGATCCTTTGTCAATATTTGATAGTCTATAACCTACCATAACACCATGTTAGGGTAATGTTTAAGCTATCGATTATTTGTTTAATTTTCCTTCAGCGGCTAATATAGCTCGATCCCTAGCACTTAAAGGTCTCGAATTAGTCATATTAGACGTTAAAGTTTTAACTTGTTGCTGCTGAGGTTGACTCGTTGGCTTCTGTGGAGCAACTTTAGGTTGCAATTTCTGTTGAATTTTGTTAAGTCTTGCAAGTTTAATAGCTTCCTCAGCAAGATACTCTTCAACTTGAGCGGCGGCGTCTTCAACGGTCAAAAGAATTCCGTCCTCATCAAAGGTTTTCGTAATCAATTCAACTACATCTCCAACGCTTCCGGTTGCTTTAATCATCTCGAAGCTAGGATCTAATTGAACTAATCGGGAGACATCAGACTTAATCTGTTTTTCTGCCTGTTGTCGTTGTAAGTTCTGATTCTCTTCAAAGCTTTTCTTAGTATTCTCAGTCTCACCCTTTAGAGCTTTAAGTTCTTCTCTCATTGCTCTTAATTCATTCTGAAGAGACATATTTTCTTGACTTGGACCGTTTACGGCGGCTTCCGTCAATTGATCATAGGTTAAGCCCATGTCTAAAAGAGTTCTAATTGGATCCTTTAGAAGATTATCTCTTGATATGTATTTGGATTCATCAATAGAGGGGGCGAGAGGTTTAGCTTTTAAAGCCTCTTCTTGGGCACGCAAAGCAGTTTCTCTCTGCTTTAGCTGTTGATCCCTAAGACGTAAGGCCTTATCTTTACGCGCTAAAACGGCGTATTGAGAACTAATAGGTTCTTCTGGTGCTTTTGGTGCTTCGTTAGCAACAGGAACTTGGCTCTCATCTTTAGCGGATTGACCGGAATCTTGTTGTTTAGGCACAATAGCGGACATTTCTTCCGGTGCTACGTTTGTTGGGTTTTGAACTGGAGCCTGCTGTGACTGTTGCGCTGTTAGCATCTGTATAGCTCTATCTCGAGCACTTACCTGAGCTACGGACTTTGCGCCAGTTGGTTGGGTAATAGAAGGGGCTGCGATCGTTTCGACTTTCATGGTATCTCCTAAGTAATCAAATTGATTACAATTTCATTGCTTTATATGTCACAAAAACATATTACTTTTGTGACATCGGTTTTGTTGTTGCTTCTTAATTAAAGAGCTGTGCTAGCTCTAAAACTTATTGTGCGCCGCCGGGGTTACCATTTGGTACTAGGGGTGACTGAGGTAGGGTCTGAGGTGATGCCGCTGGTGCGCCGGTGGGTGGCTGTGGAGCAGGTTGGCCAGCTTGTGTCATCGTTTGAACTTGAGAGAAGAAATCTCTTAACATCTGACATTTGTCTTCTTCTAAGCGTGCAGAACTATATAGGTTGTAATATTGTACAACTAACTCAGTTGCAAGTTGTAAATCCATGAAAGGATCAGGCGGTGTATAATCACCGTCTTCAACGATCTTGTCTAAAATCTGATAAATGCGCTCTTCTGATGCATTGGCAAGCTTTTCTACTTGATCTAAGTCTGGATAATCCAAAAGTCTACGGCCTTCTTTAATAGTAATCATACCAGCTTGGATCATTTCCGTTATCTTTTGCATTCTGCCAGAAGGATCTTTCGGTAAACTAGATTGATTAAAGACTTGAATAACAAATGGGTCTTCTAACATCTTAACCTCTGGTAGGTCTATTTCTTTGGTTCCGTCTTTGTTGGGGTAAACTGTTTGATAACTGCCGGTTCGTTCTGCAATGTCTTTAGCAAGGTCAGTAATCGCGTAAGCAAGTTCGACAAAGATGTTATCGTATCGTTTTGAGAGCGCAGCCATTCGGTCTGTCGAGATATCATCGTAAGATCGGATGGCTTCCCCGGAGTTAAGACCTGCTGGCTTTTGGCTTGACGCCTGCATTGCAGACACGCCAGATTGCTGGTATCCGTAGTCGATGAGTCGTTGCAATTGTGCATATAACTCCTGTGGTACGGCGGGTGCTACTTCATACGAAGGTTTAATACCTCGGTATTCAATGATAGCGCCGACGTCGTTATTAAAAGCTGCTTTAGAAACTTTAGAGCCTGCTTCGACGAATACTCTAGGGACACCAACTAACTTAATTGCTCTAGAGATAGTGAATAATAAGGAATTGATTTCTATCTGTGTTCCCATTAATTGCTCAGATAAACCTTGCCCCCAGAAACCTAGTAAACGTGGGGAGTATTGTATAAATACGAATGGGAATTTATCCTTTGTGTACTTTTCATCAAGAAGTATGCCAGAACTACAAGCTATAACATGACGTCCATCTTTAGCGCCTGGGCTGCTAGGTAAATGCCAAGATTCAACAATCATTACTTGATCGGTAACTGTTTTTGATGATTCTGCGGAGTTATCAGGATATGCGGTTGCGGCATCCTCAACTATCTGTTTAGACCCGGTGATGTCCTTTAATACATCTCTATCAACTAATTTCATTTGAAAGATTTGTCTAGGTTCACCATAGATGCCGTCATTGGAATCTATTAGTAATTCGGTACGTAAAACTCTGTCGAGGGCTACTTTATTATCTGCAGTTTCATAAACTTTAAGAATACCGGTTCCGGTAACACATGCGTCTCGTAAAGCAATGGCAGCTTTATCGTAAGCTTTAGTTTGATAGAATTCACCTAAGATAAAATTATTTAATTGTTTAGCTAATCTACGTTCTTTATAATCACCGGCATCTGTCAAAAATACAGGAGCCGGTCGGTTTTGACTGAGTCTGGAAACTAATGTATCAATACAGGATTGAACTAAATTAAAAGTAGGCCTATCAGCTGGTAAACCCGTCTGTTGATCCATCTTAGTGGTATTTGAACCAATAAAACTGAATAAGCTCATATTTCCATAGAGCCTAGCATAAATAGCTGTTTGTCGTTGAAGATACTGTTGACTCTCTTTAAGATAAGCCGCGGTAGAAAGAACTTGGTTAGTCAGTTCTCTATCATTTTTCGCCGTCCACCATTTAAAAACGCCCTTAAGCTGTGAATTGGGGTCTTTCGTACTAAACGTAACGGTATTCTTAGGAGTAACTTTTGAAACCTTCATTGTTATTGTTCCGTACTTTCAGCAGCTCCGCCAACAGACCAAAAAAGCATTTCTTCTTCTGTCAGTTGTTGAGTGGAGAGACCAGGATCTACTACTGGTCCAGTTAACTGCGGTGCATTTCGTTTCTTATAGTTTGAAACTGGGGCATCATCAGCTAATGTAAACTCATACTCGGCGTTCTTAAAGTGCTTAATACCAGCTTTTCGGCAGGCATCGGCAAGCTTTTTGAGTTCTTTAGGGTTCATAATCCCCTCAATTAACTTCGTTGTTTATACTTCATCTTCTTTCGGATAGAGGAGACCATATCGTGTGAGTCCTCATCAGAAAGTTCGTCACCATGTTCATTTGAATCCATAGGTTGACGAGAAATTTGACTATCATCATAATAAGTCTTTTTACGTGCAGCTTTATAACTTAATTGATCTTCTTCATTTAAATGTTCATCGCTATTATCTTGAAGATCAACTTCCCCGCCTTCGGCCATCATCTTTTGTTTTGCTCGGATTCGATCAGCAATACCGCCTTTAGCAAGATGCATCATAGAGAGTTCCATATCATCTCTAGAATCTTCAGTGACCATTTTAGTTCCAGCGCGTTTTTCTGGAGCATGGCTAGTAGGAGCAGATTCGAGCATATGCTCATCTCGTTCATCTGCTGCATCATCGATATTGGTCATGTGTTCATCTTTAAAGTTGATTTCTCCACCACTTGCCATCATATCCATTTCGCGTTCGTCTCGAGCGCCGTCGATACCAGACATGGATTCATCCCGAGCATCTAGTTCTGGTCCGTGTTCAGATGAAGCACCTTCCATCATAGCCATTTCACGTTCGTCTTCATCGTCCGCACTAGGGCGTCTTGAGCCAGCTCGTATTTCTCCGCCTTCCGCATACATCATATCGCCTTTGGCTTTTTTAGGTCCAAATGCTTTCCTAATAGAATCCATTGCAGTTTCTGTATTAGACTTGTCGTCGGACGGTCCGGGGGATGGTTGGGGGGATGGTTGGGATGGTTGTGAGTCTTTTTTACCCATGAATTCACCGCCAAAGGCCATTTTCTTTCGAGCCTGACGTTGAGTATTGAAAGCGATAGCTAGAGCCTGCTTTTGTGGTTTTCCGGCATGCATTTCTGTTTCAATGTTCTTACTCAGGGCTTTTTTAGAAGTGCGTTTGATTAGGGGCATGGTATTTTATCCTTTATTCTTCGTGTGAAATTTCATCATGGGGTTCTGATTCAAGGATGTCAAATGCAGCTTTAAAAGCTGCAGCCATTCCTTTAAAATCTTTAGCATCGGAGGCTCTAGAGAAATCTTGCATAGCCATTTCAAGGCCGGACGACGCGTCTTGTTCCGGTCCTTCATCGGGAGATCTTAACTGGGTTATAACACCGGCGTCTTTGGCTTGCTTTTGTTTCAAAAATGGCAGCAAAATTCTACCCTACTTTCTTTATGACATGAAGTCCTGTAGGACTCCTAACTTTAGCGGAATGACCTAAATTTAATCAAATTAAACAGAATTTGATGTATTTTTAGGTATTTGATAGATTTTTCCACCATTCGGCATTATCTGACTGCTCTTGAAAGTGTTCTAGGGCGTTATCAAACATATCCGCCTCTTGTTGCTTAGCCCACGCTTTGCTGCCATATTTAGGTTTTTCAGGTTCTTTTTGGAACGTAAAAGCTGGGGATTCACGAAAAGCATACAGTACCGCATCGATGATATCTGAGTGGTATTTATCTGATACTTTAATCTTATCGGCTGTTGATTTATCCTGATCAATTTCAACTAGATAGGCGTCTTGAGCGAACTTAGAGGTTTTCTTAGCTTTAAATCTGCTAGTACGTAGGGTGTCATTTAAGAAAGCTATATTCTCAATCTTTCTAGCTTTATCTGCTGGTTCAACTGGTATCTGGTGGCGGCGTCGCATTTCTTCTGCTAGTTTCTTACCTAAACCACCTTGGTCGATGACCATTTTGGCTATATCATATTTCTTTTGATATGCTTGAATTTGCTCAACTAATTCAGTTAAACCTTGTTGTGGGACGACCTTTTCTTCAATTAAGTACGTTCCCGGATCAGCTTCAGACCATCCTATAATAGCTATAGCATCGGCATCATCAAACCCTAAATCGATACCCATGATGTAGTTCCACTTGGCAGGTGGTTTAAGGGCCGGTAAGTCTACATAATCATTAAGTTTCTCGTTATACTTAATTAATAACGAATCACTATCTGTGACCCACTTACCAAAATACTCTCGTTGAATTGACGGGTCGGTAAGAAGAACACCGCGTCTTGCTAATTCTCGGTCTAACATCTGTTTATGTGTCATTTTTGACTTAGCTAATAAGAATGGATTATTAAAAAAAGTCCACCTATGTTTACTCCAATTAGAACCCTCTTGGGCACAATCATGGAAATAACCTGTTGGAATAGCGCTAGGCGTACCAATCAAGACTAAGGTACCGGCGTGGTCGAGGAGGGCTGGTGCTAACACGTCGTTTATAAGTTCTTTGATGTATTCACGAAAGGATTGAGCTTCATCGATATACACTAGTTTAAGAGCTAGACCTCGGAACTTCTCAATTTCATTGGTATCTTTTGCTCCAGATAGGTAAATTATCGATTGGTTAGGAAATGTTACAGATAATTCAGATGAATTCTCTTTACCCTTTAAATCGTAGTCTCTATTAATCTTCTTAATCTCTCTCCATATAATCTTTTTAGCATTGTTTCTACTTAAGGTGATATAGAGGCATACTACACCGGGGGTTAGTAGAGCTGTATTTACGAGGTCGGCGGCACAAGCTATAGTTTTACCGGAGCGTCGGGAACATACGGCTAGTTTATTTGGCGATGGATCCGATATGAAGGCGTATTGCTCAGGAAACAGATATTCTTTTAAATTAAAGTTTCTTCCTTTAGTCTTACTGATTTTAAGTAATGCTTTTGCAATCCCTTTCTTAGATGCTAAACTCATTTACGTTTCCTAGCTAACTTCAGCAGTTGTTCCTCGGTTAATGAGTCTAAGAAGTCTTGTTCTTTCTTCTTTGATTCAAAAAGCATAGAGAGACAATCTTTCAGTGTTTGGACTGTCTCTCTATCAGGAATTTCATTCTTTGTCGTAACAAAAGTAATTTGGTCTACGATCCTCTTAACACAGATTAAGCAGTCTTTTATGGAGTCATCGATGGAAATCATCGGAGGACTCTCAGGTATAATCTTTACATAACTTTTCTTAACTTCTGTTTCACGAGGGAGGACCATATTTATCCTTTAGCTACCTTCAATGCTGGTTTTGTGGTTTCAGGAGCAAATACCATTATCGATACGTTTGTTTTGGGTATAGCCGCAGTTACTTCCATACCTTTTAGCATAAAACTAAGAAGTAGCTCATCGCCATCTCGTATCATAATCAGACCATCTAATGTTTTACCTGTTGGGGGTAACACTAGGCCTAGGTCACCAACGGATGGTATGTGTGCCGCAGTGTGTAACCGAGCGTAATTAACTTTTCTGCTCATCTGACACCACTGATGGTTTCGAAAGCGCAGCTGCTTCTAAGTTTAATTCTTTAAGCTTATCATTTAATGTGGCTAACTCATTCGACAAAACTCCAACCTGGTATTGGATATGTCCGGCTTTAGCACATACATCACTGTATTCTTTAGTGATAACGTCCATAGTTCTTTCCATTTTATTCTCCTTAAACAAGAAACGGATTATAGATCCATCCCTTATGTTTTATAATAGCCATACCGACCTTAGTGGAATGTGTGGCTGTGTTTAAATGGCTAGGTATTAGATCTTTAGCTAACCTAATTCCTCTCCAATTCTTCTTAACGAATATCCAATGTACTGCTACATCGGACATTACGGCATAACCAAGTATAACACTGGGGTCATCTTTTAAGCAAGCAACTTTCACCACGGTGGTTGGTTTGCTAAGAATAAAGGCAATGACTTTGTGATAATGATCCATAAATACTGATTTCGGCACGTCGCTTAACCAACTATCACCATAATATAACCCGCGCAGCCAACTAGCATAGATGAAGTTAGTATCATCTGGCATAATTTCGCGAATTGTTATTAACTCAGACTTATTAATAGTGTTTGACATACTTATCTAACATCTTCTGACGCACACTTTGTAACTTTAATAAAGTTGGCGTCCTAGAGATTTTTATACCCCTGGCTTTAAGCTCTTTAACTGTTTCCCTAGCGCTGTATCCTTCGACATGAAAACTCCATATGGTTTTTTCAAGTTCATCAGCAAAAGTGTGCTCGTGTAAGAAATGCTCAGCTAAAGTAAAGTAAGTTCTTTTGTCCTCAAACTTTTCTATAGTTGTTTGAGTATTTAATTCATCGGATTTCGAACTCTTGTTAGTGTGCTTTGTAGAATAAAGCAACTTATTTAACTCGTGAATGGTTTCACGTTTAATGCGTCCATCACGTCTTTCAATATCTTCAAAACCAGACTTATCTAACTTCTTGTACCATTTATCTTGCAGTTTCTTAAACTTATTGCTGTTGTGGTTCATTTTTGGCGGCTTCTGCTGCTGCTTTTTCTGCGGCTAGCTTCTCTTCTTGTGCTTTCTTAACTTCTTGGAAAACTGTATGAGCTACTTGCTTTGAGGCTCCGGCAACAAGGCGTTTATAAAAGAACTCTAAGGATTTATGTGAATCATCTGGTCCTAAATGCATAATGATGGAAGCAATCGCAAACTTCAGCGAAGCTTCATCACTGGTTGGTAGCTCAAATTGAGCTTTAAGATCAACGATTAATTGATCGAATTCGGTCATTCCTACAGGTAATTTTCGTTCAGACATGTGTCATCTCCTGCTTATAAGATGACACATAGGTCTTTAATTGTCAATAATTATTTAACACAGAAATCGCACATGATAGCCTAAATCCTTTAACATGACTAACGTATAAACTGAAATCATTGTAGTAACCGTAACTGTTTTACCTTTTATATAATATCCATTCATATTTAAAGACTATCAAATCGGAGTATTATTGTCAACTATTTTAGCTCTGCTAAATTCTTAGCGACTTTAGGTTCAGCTATTAGTGCCACCCTAGGTAACTTGACCGTATTCTCCATCGAATCCTTTAGAACGGCGGTCATTTCTTCTGCCAATGCGTCAGGACCTTCTAAAATCATTTCGTCATGTATTTGCATAACAATCTTAACTTCGGACCATCTACTATCAGTTTTCGATAGTTCCTTACATGTATTATGGCAAGCAATCGCGGCTCTATTCATAATCGATGCCCCGGTACTCTGGATTCTATGGTTCATTGCTAAATTTAGCAAGGTTCTAGCCTCATACGGTAGATCTTTGTGTAGATTGTGCCCGTATCTAGCAACAATTTTAGTAGCCTCTGGTATTCGTCTAGGTCGGCCGAACAGATTCCTTACAACACCATCGGATTTGGCCATTTCATGACTTATGAGCATCATTAACTCAACTCTAGGATAAGCTTCAAAATACTTATTCATTAATTCTTGTGCTTCGTCTTTTTTAACACCCATTTCCGAAGCAGTAAAACTTGCAGTACGGCCGTATGGTGTGGCTAAGGCAATAACTTTGGCTTTATCTCGTAAATGAGGAAAAGATTTTGCAAATGAGTTAGGATCATCTTTAACTAAACTAAATCCGTGTTTACCAAAAATTGGGGCTCCAACAACTGAATAAAAATCTTTACCTTCCGAAAAACAATTAATAAGATTGTCATCTTCGGCGATTGAAGCAAATACGCGCGGTTCTAACTGTGCATAATCGGCCCCTACAAATACTTTTCCATCTCTAGCTATAATACAGCTCTTAACTCTTTTATCGTTTCTTGGTAAGTTTTGAAAGTTAGGGTTTTTACTAGAGTATCGACCAGAGGTAGTTCCATGTTGTAAAAAGCTGGGATGAATAATTCCATATTGTTGTCTTTCACCGATACCAATTACATAAGTATTTAGAATCTTTTTGTTTTTGGATAGTTCTAACAATTTTGCTACCCATTTATATTTCTCTGAAAAAAGCTTTAAACTAGTTTTGTCAGTTCTAGTATATTTCCAATAATCTTCAATCTTTTTAGGCTTTACGGTTTTTCCTGTAATCGGATGTACGGAAGCTTCTTTATAGATCTCCCCTCGGTGTTCTTGACAGGCAGCGATAAATTCTCGTTTATTTTTAGACGAATACGGTATCTTTATATCTAAATAATTACATATTTCTTTACCACTATCGGTAAGAGACCCAAATTCATTGCCAAGTTTATGGAATAGCAACCAGGCCAACTGCATACCGGCTGATGGATTAAATTTCTTAAACTTTTCCTTAGTATACTTAGTTGTTTCAGCTTCGATAAAAGCCTGAGCTTCTAGGCATTCGGCTTCTAAGGTACCTTTAAGTTTTACTAGCTTATCTGTATCAACTTTCAATCCTGTTGTATTTAAATCATAGGTAGGCCCTTTTACAAGGGGCATCGATTCTTCAAAAAAGAAGGTATCTAATCCCTCTTCATAGAGCTGTTCCATTAAATGATAAAAAAGCTTAATTGTTAAGATCGTGTCTTTAGCTCCATATTTACCAATTAATTCTGCGTCAGCTTTATAGAGTTCGTAGTTAGCTCGAGTCATCTCGCCGCCGTTGGCAAGTATGCTAGCCTGCATGGCTGCTTGTTCAGTCTTAGAATCTTCTCCGAATATGGCAGTTCCCAACTCTTTAAGACCATTTTGTCGATTTTCATTTAATAAATGTCCTAAAATCATTGTGTCAGCGTATAAAGAATCGATTAATTTTATCTTAAAGTTATTCTCGACCATTGCACAATCAAATACCGCGTTGTGCATGATGAGTTGTTTTCCGATTAATAATGATATTATTTCGGTAGCTTTGGCTTTAGTCTCTAAATCTATAAGCGTTTGAGTGGGCACATCCCACTTTGATAAAATGACATAATAGCCAGTATCGACATGTGCACTAACAGAAAAACCTATGATTTTATCCGCTTTTTTCACGCCAGTAGTCTCTGTATCAAATGCTATGACGTCATTCGATTTAATGTAATCGATTAACTCGGGTATGTCACTAAGTGTCTTTATTACTTTCAGTTTTTCCATGTAACCCTCCAAAATCAGCCGCTACATACTCAACCATTTCAGTTTTACGATCTTGAGATCTTTTAGCAGTAGCTTGCTTTAAGTGATATGAAAAACCGGCTTCTTCATCCTGCGTCATTTCCCTTAATCGTTGTGAATCAGCATCAAATTTAAGTCTATAACAGATGTCTTCTTTAATCACGTCTTTATTTTGATTCTTATGACGAATCTTACAGAATTTAAAAGCGGTAACAGTTGGGGCACCATCTTTATAAACTCGCTTTAGAGGCTGCCACAACGTAAGGAGGTAATCACAATAAGATTCGAAAAACACAGTGCCGTAAGCTGCGTCTTTATTAAGCTCTAAATCACCGATTCCGGCCTTTTCTCTGGGAGCTTGGGACTGCATCACTAGAAGTGTATTAGTTGACACGGCAAAGGACTTCATCTTATGGCAGATGTCTTCAACGCTCTGCCGACCGTCTTTAGAGGACTTTTGTAATGCTCCAATATGGTCAATAACGACACATCCGATCTTTACGTTGTTCTCTTTCTGATAGTTAAGTATATATTCTTGGATTGAATCAAATGATAAGTTGCGGTAGTTACCTGCATCGTCGTAATTACTAAGGATACGAACCTTATGATGCGAATTTGTGTTTGTACCACATAGATTCTTCCAACGTTCGGCTATTTCCTTTGCTGGCTGTTCTAAGGTAACAAATAGATGGTCATAGCTAGGGTTCTTAGATACAAAACCTTCAAACATGTTTAAAGCAATGGCTGTTTTCCCTACGCCAGAACCAGCTATCATACCAATTACCTGGCTTAATCGGAAGCCGTGTTCCGTATTATCGACATATGGCCAACAATAGAATCGCTCACCTTTTAGAGTATCGCCGCTTGTTTGTAGGATATCAAACACGCTTTGCGATTCAATTGGAATCTTGTTACCTTTAGATAACGACTTCTTGTTGTTATCTATAGATGACGACTCAAAAGTCCATATTTGATTAACAATTCCTTCCGCGTAGCCTAGGCGGTGGATCGGAGTCCGCTCTAGAGCCTTTGCCGAATTTACTAGTACTGAGGTTGCTTCTTTTCTGGTAAATCCAGATGCAAACATTATATGCCCTAATCGGAAGTCACTCTTACTACGATCGTCGGTGTTGCCAATCCATATATCTTTAACTTCTTGACTGTCGTGTAATAGTTGTCCAAATTTAGATGGTAATTTTTCATCAATTTTAACTTCTCTTGAGTATTTTTTATAGGTCTTTTCGAAGTGCTGATTACAAAACTGTTCATCCGAGAGGGTTATCGGCTCTAAAGCTTTATCAATAGTTTCGCATGTGTACACTTCATCTGTTAAAAACCAAACTGCGCAAGCTTTGAAGTTACCTTTAATCTTAGTATTTAGAGTACCGGGGTAACGCATTAGTTGATAAATTTTACTAACTGCTTCGTCTGACTTAAAATGACGTGTGAGTCTTCTTTGTAATAATAGATAGCTTTTAGCATTTAGGTCTGAAACTCTCCAGTATACATGGATACCATTGCCAGAATCTATGATCTTTGTGGGTTGTAGAGGAAAGGTACATACGAATTCGACGAACTCATCTTTAGACTTATATTTTCCTTCTTTAAGGTCCATGTCAACGAAGACATATTCAAATGTGTCTACTTGGGAACCATCAACTGTACCGCCGGTGTACAAAGAAGGGTAATTAGGGAGGTAATATACGTTATATCCTTGTTCGTTAAACTTCTTGATTTCTGCGTCTGTAAACTCACCCTCTAAAACTTTAGGGATCGAAGGTGATTCAATTGTTAACCATTCCGGTGCTATAAGCCTATAGATGACCACGAACTCCTCCTCTCTATCTCTCTGTTAAAACGAGGGACGTAAGTTGCTTCCTACGCCCCCCACCTAGTACGAAGACTTAGGCTTTTTTAGCTTGCTTCATCAATGCTTGAATACGTGCTTGCGTTGCGGATGATGGTGTTGAGGCGGCAATCGCAGGCTTACGAACTGGAGGAAGAGCGGCTTCTTCTAGTTCTTCCTCTTCTTCTGAGTCGTCCTGCTCGGCAACTGGTGCTTGTGCATCCGAATCAACGTTTTCAGAATCAAATGCAATGTCATAGACTTTCATGGTTTTTCCACTCTTAAGTTTTTGCATTTCTCCAGAAAATTCGATTTCAACATAAGCTCCGGGTTTAATATTGTTATTCTTGATTTGTTGAAGAATGTTGGACTGACCTAACACACTAAACAATCCTGCTTCTGTTTTATATGTATGTTCAATTACGGGGCTGCCGTTAATGGTCTTTTGGACTTGTCCTTGATAATAGCCTTTTAACGTGTCACCAGCTTGGGTGAACTTAAATGGCGTGGAAAGAATTCCACCTTTACTTGCTTTTTGTAGTGCCATACTTTACTCCTTTGGTTTATAGTCTTCCGACTGTTATTTTAACTGTAACTCAGTTAAAAGATCTTTGTCAATATTTAAGTATTTTTATTAGTTTCGTAGACGTCCTTTGGTCTATCATCAAAATCTTGTTTCATTTTCTCAAAATGCAGTAAGAACATAGCATTACACATAACTGCTGCCATATGACTGATGCCGGTTTCTGGATCTAATGTCTCTCCTTTAAGATATAGATAAGTATGGCGTAAAATAGCGGCGATAACTCTAGTATATTTGAGACCTTTGGACCAATTATAAGCATTATACTTACGAGTACCGTAATCTAATACTTTTGCCAATTCATCTAAAGCTATGGGACTAATCAAATCTAATCTTGGCTTATTACTATCATGCTTAGTTCCTTGTTCCATATTAGACCTTCCTCACTATGTTCTTGGGTATAGCAATTATACCGAATGAACAGTATACATACATCTCTTTCTCCGCATCAAACCATCTATTCATTGGGTTATCTCGTATGTGCTTTGGTACATACGCTAACTCGATTGGTCTTACAAATGTCCCCGATTCTAACACTTTTTCATTCCACAACGAGTCGCTCATGAATCGAAAATCCTCATTAGTTACATAGTTTGGTGTACTCATAAATTCAATATATCATTAAGACTTATAATCAGCAATAGAATCTTTCTCATCGCGATCATACCATTTACCTAGTTTAATCTTTAATAGGCGGGCTATCTCACGCCCGAAAGTCCAAGCTCGACGCTCGTGCTTTAGCACTAATCGGAGTTGTTTCGTGGAAGCTTTATTCTTGTACACTTTACTATAAGCTTTATCTAATTTACGCCATTCTCTATCTGAACGATTTGCTAAATCATCAACAACGTGTCCTAATTCATGTAAAATCGTTGATACAAGCTCGGTACCCTCTAAATCCCTATCTACAGATATTTTATTAACCGCTGGATGCCAAGCGCCATTACCGGGGTAATGGATAAAAGCAACTTTAATACCTAATGCTTTAGAGAGCCTTAGAAGTTTCTTTATATGTGTCATATTAAAACCTTTTATCAATCTTATAACGTGTATAAGCCTTCAATACCCTCATTACGTATTCTTCATTAGCGGTAGTATAACGACCTGCATTATAAGCTGAGATAACTTTAGGAGTATCGCCATACCTCTTATATAACTGACTTATAAGCTTTGCAGCATACCAGGTGCTAACTTCAGGGTTTAGTAAGTCTTTGGTATGATCGACGGCTTTTCTGATCGTTACGGTTTTATTTTTAGTTTTCTTAACAATTTTAATATGTTCAATTTGTTGAAAACCTAAGCCTTTAACAGTAGATAACTTTAATTGAAACAGGCCATATGATTTATCTACAATACCGGCTGCTTTTTGAGCTGCTGTGCCATCATCATGATTAATCGCCTTGGCGCGGCAATTCGATTCAACTCGGCAGAATGCATATAGTAGAGCTACATCAATTTTGAACTTAGTAGCAGCGTTATAGATGTAGTAAGGTACGGTTGAGGTATCACTTTCTACATTTTTAACATTACTAACTAACGCTAACACATTTATTAGGACTATTAATATTACGTATCTCATAATTAAAGAATACCTTGTTTCGAGGTATTCGTCAACTATTTTATAAGTGCTGGATAACACTTATAATTTCCCTATCCATCGCCCTCCGGGACGTAAACGCATAGGAACAATCTGAGGAATTCCATCTAAAATGATTAAAACGCTAACAATAGGGCGTCTTGGATTAATCTTATTATAACCTAGTGCTAGGCTATAATCGTCAGCTAGACATCCAGTGTGGGCATCAAACATCAACCGTTCGGGTGTAGATATATAGTTAATTTGAGCTTTTTCATGAAAATGACCCTGAACGGTACTACAACCATAAGATGCAGCTAATTTGCCTGGAGAACCAGTCTTACCGTGACAGAAATATACGGGGCCTAATGAAGTTAGAACTCTAGTATCAAATACCCATTTCCAACCTTTAGGTGCCTGAAGAATATCATTATATGACTTAAATACTTCTGGTGGTAGACCGCTAGCTAAAGCTTTTCGCATAACAAGGCTGCCGTGATTTGATTCCACGACGGTGACTTGCGGAAACAGCTTATAAAGCGGACTTAATGCCTTAATAGCTAATTCCAACTCTTTACTAGCGTTAGGTAAAGAAGGATCTGAATCATGAAAACTAATAGCATGGTTATCCACCTCATCACCGATGCATATGACGGTATCAAACTTGTGCTTTTTCTTTAAAGCAGTCAAAAATGCAATGGTATCCGGATGGTAATATGGAGCATGCAGATCAGATATTACGAGAAGATTTTTGGCTTTCTTCATTCTTTCCTCTTATTCTTCGAAGCTGGTAACGATTGAATCGTTCTTAACTTGCTCCATACCCGGCGTAGAACCTACACCATCTTCGGCTTTATCGTTAGGATTTCCTACATAACTCTCAACTAAGTATTTCAATACCTCTTTCTGCCTGGTATTCATAAGCTCCATAGTTTCTTTAACAAACTTTTGGACTTCATTCATGCGAGAATCTACGTGTTTCTTCAATTCTTCAAATAACTGTTCTTTTAGAATGTTTGGTAGTTCTTCTTTTACGATTTGGCGTACTTGGCCTCTTATTAATTTGATTTCTGACATGTTTCGTCTCCTTAAGGGATTTCTTAAATTCTCTTCTGAGTTTACCTTCTTGTTTTGTCTTTTGCAAGTGACAAGTTTCACAAATAGCTTGTAAATTTGATGGATGACACCACAATCGTTCAATGAACATATCTAATGACATATCTTCGAAAGACTGATGTATGGGGATAAGCGGAGATACGTGGTCTACAACCATATAACTCTTCGGAGTTGGTTGAGAGCATAGTCTACAAAAACACCAGTTCTTTACTCTAGGTCGCCCTGGATCGGTATGCTTCATAATGCTAGACGCGATAATCTCACGGCGTAAATCAGAACGAGAAAAGACTCTTCTAAGAGCTCCCTTGATCAAACCGCGTTCGCGGCTAGTTATACGTTCGTTCATCTTAACCCCAAACCTATTAAAATCATAAAAGTAACAATATAAGCTATTATATATCCTATTATTATTCGTGTAAATTCTCTAAGCATTTTAAACCTCTCTGATAAAACTTCTATCTTGCTCTAAGGATACTTCAAATCGTCGGTTAAATAAAGACTTAAGTTCTTGTGCGTGATCGATCACTAATATGCTAGTATGATCTTTCTCTAATTCAGACAAAAGATTAAAAGCTTTGACTTTTAGATCGCTATCTAAACCATCTAACGCCTCATCTAGCATTAATAGGTTAAAGTGTACTCCTACTTTATTGGCGGCAGATTTCATAACTGATACGGCGAAACATAACTTTAAGAGCCCGCGTTGTCCTTTGGAGAGTTGTTTGTACGTAGCTTCGTAACCATCTTTAGTAACAGTAACATCTAAAGAGTCATCGTTTTTGGTATCAAAAAGTACCCTAATAGCCGACTCAAAGTATTGTTCTAGATAAGTATTAGTTTGCTTTTCGATAGCTTTAACTGATCTATGTAATAATATTGACCGTAAATCAGCGGTTAAATCACTAATCTGACATAAAGAAGATAATGTTTCTCTTAACAATTGAGATTGCGTACCGATATCTCGTAATTGCTTCTCTAAGTGCTGTAATTCATTATGCATTTCTGCAGCGGCGTACACATATGGATTTGTAGCCATTTCTTGTTTAATAAATGCTTCTTCATGAGGATTAGTTGCACTATGCAACTGTTTAAGCACCATAGTAAAGGGATTCGATTTATTATTCTCTGCTTCTACAAGCAATTCTTGATCAGTGTTTAGTTCCGTTAGCGAATGGGAATGATTTTCATTAAAAACACCGCAGTGGGGGCACGTTCTGTCGTTTAATAATGCTACTTTTCTATCGAACATCCGGTTTTCTATACGTTTTATGTTGTACTTACGGTTTTCGTCAAACTGTAACTCTTTAACTTTTAATTCAGCAGTCTCTTTCGTTTTGTAGTTTTCGTAACCTGCTGCCTTAGCTTTGAGTTCTGCCAAGGTTCGCTTTTGTACGTTATCCCATTGGTCACGACGACGGATATGTTCCGCCATTGTTGCTCGTAATTGTTCCACTCTTCCAAGAAGTTTATTGTCGCGGGCTTGCGCACTTTCGAGGTTCTTTTTAACTTCTTTGATTTCATCGGTCGCTCTCCTTTTAATAGTGGCTGGAAAGTTTAAGTCTACAAGCTTATCAAATAGACTTCTTCGTTCTTTAGCTTTATTTAGGAAAAATGAACCTGCGGGGCTAAACTCATTAAAGTAGGTAGCAGCAGCAAAACTCTCGGCTTGCACTCGAAGCCTAGTCTCCATCAGCTTTTGAGTTTCTGACATATCCTTGCCCCTATAAACGGTATCAGATTCACTCCAATAGAGGTCATTCTGAGACTGGGTACCTCTAATGCGGGTAATTGTTAAGATTTTGCCATCTACTTCCAGCGCTAAAATACCAACAGTCGGCTCAGATGTAAACCAAGATCTAACTTCATCAACATTGCCACCTTTAGCAGTTTCTCCAAACATAACCCAATATGGACCGTCTTGAAGTGTGCTTTTACCGCTTCCTGTTGGTCCTGATACCAATGATAAACCTAAGTCTGTGAAATCAAACTCTAATTTTTCATAACTACCAAAATTTGATAAATCAATGCTTAAGAGTTGCATATAATACTCCGGTATAACGTCTTCAAGTAGTCTTTGTGTGCTTTGGGGTCTGAGAGGCTATCTATAATACTATCGAATATCTCTTCGTTAGTCTTATCGATAAGAGTAACGTCATTAACGGTCGAATCCGTCGGTATTAAGTCTAATTTATAGTTAGAATGGTTAAATAAGAAATTTCCCAATTGTATCTTATCGATCTTAGCGAGATTTGACTGAGAACCTCGTAATTTAACCCATATCAGATCACTGGCTCCAATAGAGTGGATTTTATCCCAATCTACGGAAAATCCTTCATCATCTCCCGCACCTTCAATAATTACATGCTTTCGAAGGTTAGTTGGAATCTGTTCATACGTACCATCCTCGTTTAATACCAAGAAACCCTTGGGGCCATCGTTAGCTTCGCCGAAGGTTATGGTGTAAGGGCTACCAATGTAAGTTATGGTTCCTATTGTCTGGTGTCTATGATAATGTCCTGAAAAAACACGTAAATGTGAAGCTAACTTTGGGTCTATAGAGGTTTTGTCTTGTATGTAGTCACCCATCATGGCACCTCTAAAACCTTGATGCATTATGACTGTATTCCCTGCCGGTTCTGCGGACAATATGTTACTAATCTCCGCAGAATCGTTATAATATGGTAATAAAGTAACATTATCTGTAAATTTTGTTGCCTTATTGATAATCGTAGCATAAGGTTTTAGGTAATCGAGTCCACTTTCTTTAGTCTTCTCACTAAGTAGGTCGTGGTTACCTACTAATATAAAAACTTTTACGCTAGCTCGACTAAGGATTTCTATTATAACATTTGCTACTTCACCTCTAATTATAGCTTTCGTATCGTTAAGATCACCGGCTATAATTAGAGGAATGTCGAGATTTGTTGCTCGATTTAATGCTTGTCGTAATGATGAAGATGCCCAAAGTAACGCATTAACATTAAAGTGAATGTCCGAAATTAGGACCGCAAACGGTTTACTCATTACCTTTCAGCTCCCAGAGTTTATCTCTTACAGCTTGATAGACTTCTGATTCAATCGCAGATAATGTTTCGTACTTTAACTTAGAACGTAAAAAGTTATCTAATTCATCAATAATATTACTATAATGCATACCATTTTGAGCAAGTTGAAACTCTTCATTCTCTTCGGGTAATGTAAAACTTAACGTAGCTTTCATGTTATTCTTCTCCTACTACAGAAATACCATCTGAGGTAATTCTAAGTGTAAATTCCTTCTGTTTGTTACTTCCTCTATCCAAGTGATTCTTAAATAGCTTCCACGTAACATCAGCGCCGACTCTTACCTTTTTACCACTAATTTGCTTTTCATACCATCCTTTTCGTGAAGTTTGAAAGGTTAATGAACTAAAAAAGTTTACTGATTTACCTCCGGCATTGGTTTTACCGGGGCTACCTAGGTTATCATAAGTATAATTGATAATTAAAATAGCTGCTTGGTCTTCATCGCGTTTCGAAACCATCTTAGCCAATGCAAGGCGGTTGATTTTACCCTTTCCGCCGGGTTGGGAGTTTTGCTCCATGAGATCGATTTCGCTATCTCTTTGAGAGACGACGTTTCCGATCGAGTCAAAGACAACCAATAACTTATTAGCTGGATAGCTTTTCTTGAATCCATCCCATGCTGCGAACATAAGTTCAAAAGCTTCTTCAGCGATTGAGGATTGGACGAGTAGGAGTCCGTCTGGATCAACGCCCCAACTACGTAAGTCGGCTTCAGTCGTTTTGTTTTCTGTCTCCACATATATAATCCCTACATCTTGCGATTGAGCAGCTTTCATGGCTTCAATTGCCATAGATGTCTTACCTGAGTCTGAATCACCAGCGATCATTACTAATTTTCCGAATGGTAGACCCTTAACTCCCGTACATTTTTCCCACCACTCAGGGAGAATTATATAATCTTTATCCTCTAGCTTTGAGAGATTAGATCCTACGCCAATGCGCTTAGCTAACCTAGGATTATCCTTAAAGTTTTTACGAACTTCATTAGCTAATTCATTCATCTTAAATTTAGACATTTTCACCTCGTGCCATTTGCCTATAAAATACGGTAGCATTTCCGAATATATCGTAGTAAGCCTTCAAATAGGCCAAATCATTCTCTATATTCTCTAAATCTTCTCTCGCGTGGATATATTCATCCGAAGCTTCAGCATTTAGCTTATCTTGAGTTACAGTCTTTCCCGCTCCTTTAGCCATTTGTTGCGCAAAGACAGCAGTTTGGACTGTAAGACATTTAATTCTCTCAGTAGTTAATAAGTGACGGAAATCCGTAATCGTAGCTTGTGCAGTTAAAAACTCACCAGCTCTGCGTTCGGCTTCTGTGAAACTAATAGAGGTGCCTACGGGAAGTAATGCAGCATATTTCTCAATAAATGTCTTTAAGTCTCTCATTTGTTTACCTTATCCAAGAATTCTTGTAAAAGTTTCTCTTCTTTAGGTTTCAAGATTTTCTTTCTACCAAGTATCACGATCTTTCGTGCAACATGCTTATTTAAGCGCTTCATTATTTAACTCCTTCGAGCTTTGCTGCTTCGATCTTAAGGGATACCATCTTAATTTCCTGTTTGAGGAACTCATGGTAACTCTTTGGGTGTGCCTGGTGCTTGGAAGGGACTTCGCCTTTAAGCTTATCTTCCAAACCGTCTTTATATTTCAATAAACTAATAATCTTATCTTTTGTCATTGTTATTTACCTTTTTCTTCTAGCAGACTTACAATATAGTGAATAATAGCAGTTTGTCTTTTCTTAACCTCTCTCATACCGGCGGATAATGCTGAGAGTGAGTCTTTAAGTTCTTGAAACTTAGGATTTGCATCAAGTTCGCGTCTAGCTTCCATAATAGAATGTTCAGCAATATATAAATGTGAACCTAATGTATCTACGTCCATCTTATCAAGATCAGCAATCATATCCTGTCCAAGAATGTCTTTAACCTTCTTCATTTGCTTATCAGTCAACATATTTACTCCTTGTCTTTATCTTACACTTTTATATACGCCTGTGCAAGAAGGATTAAACGTAAGGGTTACCCATTCACTACGATTCCATCCAAAATTAAAACCAGCTAACCACGCTAGACTTGATATTACAACAATCAGCACTATGTTCCATATTATTCTCATAACCATCTTACACCTCTTTCACAACCACATTCATGTTTTTGTTCAAGTTTTGAACCACTAAAACATATATCGGTACAACTTCTACCTCTTAGAGTATCAGTTGAACACCCTGAAAAGATCATAAACCCCATAATAATTAAGTACTTCATGTTATTTAGCTCCTAGCTTATTTATTAGTTTACCGGAAAAAATGGCGGTAGACAACGACGTTCCAGATAAATATACATTGCCTTTCCCAATTGCGGCGCAGCTTACTCTATCGCCTACTTCATAGTTCTTAACGGTCGATCCATAATTAGAGAATTTAGCTACTTTTCCGGTTGCTACCGTGGCTCCTACCGCTATTACGTTAGGTTCCTGAAGTGAGGCTGGATAGAATTTATTGTTACCTTCGTCTAAATTTAATCCATCATTGCCAGAAGATACAACAAACGTGACGCTGGGATTATTGTGTATTAAGGTATGTTCCGGACGGCTGTATGTAGCGCCACCGGCCGATAAGTTAATAATATTGGCACTATTATTTATCGCCAGTTGGATCGCCGTAACTTCTCGTTTACCGTTCTCGTCGGAACTGTCCGTCTGGCTATAAAATTTGTATATTAAGAAGCAATAATCAGCTCCTTTTGCATATTCCTGTACGAGGCTTGTTACGCAGGTTCCGTGACCATTTACATCATTGATGGTTTCGTGGGTTACTAGATTCGTATACTCTGATTTACACAGTTTGTCCTTAAACCGCCCGTCGTTAATATCTAAACCACTGTCAATTATAGCAACTCGTAACTGTTGAGCACAACATACGCTATGGATTAGTAATGATGTAATAATAACCTGGTAGTTCATATAATGAGCATACCAAGGTTACGTAACCAAGTCAATTAGAACTGTAACCCTACGGATACACCGCAAGAACCATCAGATAAACCCCAAATACCTACGGCAACCGGACCTACAATAGGTTTAACAATTGAAGCGCCGTAAACTGGGGCTAAAGTAGAAAGATTGATGCCGCCTAAGGCAGAGAGCGTAACCCTTCCGTTGTTATAAACCGTCTCTTTTACTACTGCTTCGTCCTTAGAAGAAGTGTCTGTTTTAATTTCTTTGGAATCCTCTGAATCTTTATCATCATAGGTCGTATCTGTGGTAACAATAGTCTCTCCAGAAGGTTTAGAATCTTGTGTTACTACAATATGTTTATGCTTAACGTCTTCTTTAGCAACATCTTTATCATCAGTCTTCTTTTCAACTTCCACAATCTTTGTTTCAACCTTAACCTTCTCCGGTGTCATATATCGACCGGCTGCAACAGCTATAGCTGTATAAACAACTACTAATATAATCTTATTTCTTGTCGTTAACTGCATTATCGACTCCTTTACCTTTTATAAAAGCATGAGACCCTAGCATAGGCGCTAATAGAGCTATATAAACGCTAGCATCTAATTTAGTGAAAGTTAGATGATGCCCAAATACCTCTAAGGTCATTCCATCAACAAGGAATCGGAACACCACGGCGGCTGTTACTACGACTGTCAACGTTATCATTTCTGAAGGTTGGCCAGTTGTTGGATCTTTAATAAAAATATTCATATTACTGCTCCAATGATTCTGCGGTTAAAGTATTTAATTGTTTCAATTCTGTCTGTGTTAATTCTGACACAAACTGTTTAAGTGTCTTATTTATTACAGGCCAGATCGCTAAACCCATATTGGATACTATTAATTCCAACATTCTTTCTTCAACAACACCGGTAGCCAATTTAAGTCTTTCTCTTTGAGATAAAAAGCCATTACCGTCGATACTATTGAAAATATCAATAATCCGAACATCTTTAGCAAGCTCAAAACCTCCTCCAGGTCCCCGGGTACTCTCTAGAATACCACGTCGTCTTAGGTTATGTGCTACTTTGTGTAAAAAACTCTTAGAAAGGTTGAGATTAGCTACTACTGTCTCAATTGTTGATCTGCCTGATCTAGCTAAGTACATGCCTAACAGCAACGCGTATTGAGTCTCTTTATTCAGTCTCATATTATTCATTCCCTGCTGCTTTTGAAGCTAAAAGCCCTATAATAGTAGTGGTTAATAACGGAAACACAATAAAAACCAACAAGATTAGATATATCATATCATTTCCTTATTTATGGGTTTAGGAAAGGGACTAATTATGCAGTAATAATCGAGAGTTTGACCTGCATAAGTTTTAAAGGCAGCATCGAATCCTTCAGCTATATTGTCTTGAAGAAGAGACTTAAACACCAGGAAATTCTGGTGAACTGCCTCGTAAGCTTCCTCCTGAGTCATCCCTTCTTTATATTTGCTATTTAAAACATGTAGGATCACCAGTTGCAAATAAAACCTGAAAGTCCTTGTAACCATTGGGATTATCGGATCTATAGTTCCATCTGTAGGTAATGCCTGCATTATCTTAAAGTTTTCTATCGCTATTATCTGCGCTATTTCGTCTAATTGATTTAATTTCTCAGTACTCATAGTATTAGATTACATAATTTACCTATAATAGTCAATACTAAAGAGAGAAGGCCTACAACTTGTGATGTATCGATTGATACGTTGTAGGCCTTCCGAGAGGAGGGATAGTTGGACTAACAAATATAGGATAACAAACCTTAATTCATTTGTAAATAGTTAAGTATACTTTCTTATAATTAACTTTAGTAAAGAATGCTTTAGTAATAGACACACGTATAGCCTTTTAATTGTTAATCTATAGATATTAAATATTCGAATAGTTATCTACCAAGGGGGTTTACTTCGTACCCCCTTTGAACCCCCAATAAGTTCTAACGAACTTATTTTAGAATTATTAGTGTAAATTTAACTAAGCAATTTATATACTTACAGTATTATCATATTTTTAGATAAAAGTCAATAGGTTAAAATAAATATTTATATATTTGCATTTTTCTTTTAATACGATAGTATTGATTGTATGAACAGGTCTAACAAAAAAATAGTAGTATTTGTTAGTGTTATAGCATTGCTTGTGTTCATACTACTATTACTTAATAATCCTGTGGGAGGGATTTATGAATTATTTTGACTTATTCGAAGAGGAAGAAAAAGTTAAGGTTTATACATTTCAAGCTATATGCGATAGTGAAATATGTCTACGATTAGACAAGGCCGCCCGAAACGCCAAGACTATGTCACGTAACGGTGTGGAGAAAAACGTAAGTAAGAAACATGATAAGTGCCAAACCTGCGGCCATTACCTATTTTGGAAACGGGATGAAGTTGATTAATATAATCATACACAACAGTACCTCTAAGGTGGAGGGGCTCTCTATAGCCGAACATAACTCTCTAAAAGAGGTCCTATCCTATTCTCTACCGCCCGTATTTACACCGTTTGGCGTTAAAGCGGGTAAAAGGGTGTCATTACTGGCAAAGTCAGGCATGTTCCCTACTGGACTATTAGAGACTGTTAAAACCGCCTTAAAGGCACCATTCTCGGTGTTAGATACGAGGGTTAAACCTGCGTCTACGCCTGGGATGTTTAACCCCACTTTTCCGCATTCCCCCTATATTGAACAGCTAGAGATAGTTGAGGCTGCTGTGAAATACCACCGTGGGACGGTTTCAGCAGTTACAGGTTTCGGTAAAAGCTTAACCATGATGTACTTAGTTAACGCCCTACAGGTTAAGACTCTTATAGTAGTACCAAACCTAACCCTTAAGAATCAACTTACTGAAGATTTTAAAGCTTGTTTTGGGTCTCTTAAAAATATAACAATTGAGAATATTGATTCTCCGGAGCTTAAAAAGACTAAGAAGTACGACTGTTTAATCATAGACGAGGCTCATCATGTCGCTGCAAAGACTTATAGGACATTAAATAGTAAGCACTGGAGCGGCATATACTATAGACTATTTTTTACCGCTACGCCCTTTCGCAGTCGTTCAGAAGAAGATATCTTGTTTGAAAGCATAGCCGGGAGAATAATATACCGGGTAGATTTCCATAAAGCGGTAGAAAACGGGTACATAACTCCCTTGGAGGCATTTTATGTTGCGATACCAAAAACCAAGACTAACGCTCATACATGGCGGCAAGTCTACAAAACTCTCGTGGTTGAAAACGACGTGCGTAATAATCTTATTGCTAGACTGGTTCGTGCTTTGGACCATAGTGGCGTCTCTACTCTTGTATTAGTCAAGGAAATAGCGCATGGCAAGATCCTTAGTGAATTATGTGGTTCGCAGTTCGCAAATGGCGAATCTGAGGATTCAATGATATTAATTGAGGCCTTTTCAAAAGGCAAGATAAAGACATTAGTGGGAACAACTGGTATTGTCGGAGAGGGTGTAGATACGAAGCCGGCAGAGTTTATTATTATCTCAGGCCTTGGTAAAGCTAAGAACTCACTTATGCAAGCTTTTGGTCGCGGCCTACGTCGGTATAAGGGTAAAGACACTTGTAAGATAGTAATCTTTGACGATAGTAGCCATAAATTCACTAAGGCACATTTTAAAGAACAATGTAAGATCCTACTAGATGAATATAATATTATCCCAGGTGAATTAAAGATTGAATAATCGTATTATTTATGTTGTAATGGAAAAAGGAGATATATGAAAAAACTATTAATCGGATTAATGTTACTAGGAACAGTTGGATGCACGCGTCCTTCTGAGTTTATACCAACGGCTACTGTTAAAATCACTAATATGGCTGAAAATTCTGGGGGGAGTGGTACGGTAGTCAACTCCACCGAAACTCTATCGATGATTCTTACAAACCGACACGTTTGTAAGGTTGTAGAACATGGAGGATTAGTTCATTTACTAGATGGTCGTAAACTATCTGTCACGGCTTTTAAGATGTCTAATAGGCATGATTTGTGCGCTATATTCGTATCCGCACATGCTGGACCGTCTGCATCTGTATCGAGAACTGCACCATTGAGATTCGACCACGCTACAACTTCAGGACACCCTCATCTTCTTCCTGTAATTATTACCCGGGGACACTTCTCAGATAAGCTACACGTACAAATCATAATGGGATTACGAGACTGTACAGAAGCTGAAAAATCTAACCCTAATACTGGCTTTATATGTGCTATGACCGGAAAGTTACCCGTCGTAGGTGAATTTGAATCAATCGTCGTATCTACAACCATTCAACCCGGATCATCGGGTTCCGGAATCTATGGCGAAGAAAATCAGATTAGCGCTGTCGTATTCGCCGGCAGTGGTGATCTTGGGTATGCTCTGGCTGTACCTCACGAGTACGTTTATAACTTTCTATTTAAAGAACTTGATAATCTAAACCCAATTGCGCCTAAAGCTGAAGATGGTGTTGCTGCAGCTCCATCTTCCACTGCTGAAGATAAAGAACAAATCCTCAAAAAAATTGAGGATGTATGTAAAACCCACAAAGATAACTCACTATGCAAAGCATTTAATACTGCACTAAATTATGATGATTTAGTCGAAGAACTGTAATATCAATGAGCCACGGACGGCACTTTTTGCGGAGGGATGATGAAAATTAATGAAAAAGGTTTAGAGATTATAAAGACTTGCGAAGGTTGTAGACTAGAAACATACAAAGATATCATCGGAATTAATACCATAGGTTTTGGTCATACCGGACCAGAAGTTAAACCCGGGCTAGTGTGGACACAGGAGCAAGCGGATAATCAATTACGACAAGATTTAGTTAAGTTCGAAGAAGGTGTTTCTGACCAGTTAGATGTCGATGTCAATGAAAATCAATTCTCAGCCTTAGTAAGCCTCGCCTATAATATAGGACAGGGTAATTTCAACAGTTCAGGATTATTAAAGCAAGTTAATTTAAGTAACTTTGAAGAAGCAGCCAGACGATTTTCCTTATGGTCCAAGGCCGGAGGAAAAGTATCAGAAGGCCTAACTAAACGCAGAGCGATGGAAGCTGCCTTATTCACGGAGCCTGTATGAGTTTGCGCAGCGAGATATCTCCATACGAAACAGTTGACGGTTATGTATGCCCGTCTATAGTACCTTCCGGAACGATTCGAGGCTGCGATAACCAGCCTATGTTCACTAGTGAGTATTTTATAATGCTTAACAGAAATGGCGATCTAAATACCGTTGATGTTTCGAATTACCAGGCATTGATTAAAGCCTGCGTTGGTACTGACAACCACCTTCACAGAGCTCCTGGAGACACCACCCCCGATGAATACGACGATCACGTTGGTGTATTCGCTGGGTATGCTGAATTCGATTTAAAGGTGCCATTTAGCCTTCCGATGAGATTATGGCGGTTCCCCCAGCTTCTGTACGCGTTTCTCTTAAATAAGGGTGTTCCTAGCTTCCTAATGCCATTCTACTCATTCTATAATGCCCTAGTTATCGCGACGTCATGTATTAATGCTCCAACGAGTGACACAGATTCGAGAAGGCTTAATTGGCACCAATGGCAGGCGACTAAGCATAAGTCTATGTTGGCGAACTTCGCCGGTAATTTTTGGTTGTGGCGGCAACGTAAAGTGTATAATACTGACAAAGTAATGCAAGCTGTCGCTAAGATTTATTATCAAGACAATCATCCCTTTAGCAAATATTGGGTAGATTAACTGGTACTTGACTAAATAAGTAGGTTATGGCTTACTTATATGGGATAGGAGTACCGATTTATGTTTATATTATTCCTTAGTCTATTGCTTTATTCGTCAGCTGGTTTAGCCGCCGATCCTCTGGATTCTCCACCTTTTCCTAGTTCTGACTGGGTTGGCCCTACGCCGGCAATGGATAGTTCCATACCAAATGAACGGGGGATATTACAGAACTCTATATTTGGAGATTCTTTAGATAAATATCACATTAAAGTCTATGGTTGGGTGGATGTAGGAGCTAACATAAGTACTTCTAGCCAATCGAATGCTCCAATGTCTTATAATATAGTCCCTAACTCTGTGCAATTAGATCAGCTAGGATTAAGAATTGATAAAGTAATGGATACGGCGTCTAGGACTAATACTGACTGGGGCTTTCGGTTAACTGGTATCTACGGCATAGATTATAGGTATACGACTGCGCAAGGTTACTTTAGCAATCAATTACTACAGAATAACAACCTGTATGGCTTTGATCCCCTGGAAGCGTATGTAACCTATTATATCCCAGGTGTAGCGCAAGGATTAGTTATTAAAGCCGGCCGATATATATCTCCAGCCGATATTGAAGCTCAAACATCGCCCGATAATTATATGTATTCCCATTCCTTAATGTTTACCGTCGACGCTTACACATACACTGGGGTCACGGGAACCGTTAAATTAAGTGATAACGTGTCTATTCTAGCCGGCGCTCACGGAGCGAATGATATGTCTGTATTTATACCCAGCTCTCCTGTTAACGGACAATTGTTAATTCGATTAGACTCTAACAGCAAAAATGACTCCCTATGGGCCGGCATTAATTCACTAGGCAGTAATCAATTTACACAAGGACATGATAACCTAGGAGCATACACAGCAGTGTGGGGGCATAAATTTAATGATACCTTCCACATGCAAACCGAAGGTTATTACCAATGGCAGTATAACGCCGCATTAGGTGGCACATGTAATTACGGACCTATTTATTCATTCGGCGGGGGCGGCGGATGTGGACCTATAATAAACGGATTATCGTGGTCTACGGGCTTTGTTAACTACTTTCAAATGAAACTTAATCAAAGTAACTATCTATCATTAAGAAACGATTACTTAAATGACCCACAAGGGCAGAGAACTGGCTACGCCACCTCGTATTATAGCGCCACGTTTGGCCTAACACATCATCTTACTAAGAATGTAATGTTACGACCAGAAGTTCGTTACGAGAGGTCTTTAGCGCCCGGCGTAACTCCTTATAATAATGGGACTGCTGTAGACCAGACAACTATATCAGCTGATATTATCTTTAAATTTTGATAATACTGGATTTTTCTTGTGTAGGATTAACCTCAGTGAACCCGCAAAAACAGCATTTACACCATTGATTTAGCTCGCCATGGGGGTACTTTAGCGCTACATGACATTCCTGACAGATCATGTCTAAGAATTTTGGTTCAATGGGCGATTCTTTAATTTTGAGTTCCATATCTTTGCATCCTCTTCAACATTAACATTAATTGATTTAAAGTTTCCTAGATGACCCACAAGTAAATGACAACTAAGGCCGTTATGCATGCCTTCGCATAAAGTTATGAGATTGCTTGGCTCTAGTTCTAACTCCGGATGCATATGGAAAGGCCGTTTATGGTGCACTTGTAGTTTATCTTTACCGCCGCAGACTTCGCATACGGGATGATTCTCTAGATGATGTTTTCTAACAGTATGCCAATGACCAGACCGCAAGGTACTTACGTCGGTCTTTCCTTTTATTACGTCGTGTATATGTCGCAGCACTCTATGTATCATATTAATGCCAAAACTTCGAAATAATTTCTATGATTGTTAAGATTGCAAATAAGGCCTTAACCCCACCATGCATGGTATATACCATCTTCTTAACGTCGTCTGTTTGTCCTCTAAGTAGCTCTACTGCCTTTTCATTGGCTGTACTTCGTCTTGTGTGTTCTTTTAATGTCTGGTGCTGCTCAGCTAAGGTTACTTCTATCTTGGTTATTTTTTCTTGTATGTTATCCAACTTATCCATATTATTTCAACAACTTGTGTTCCCCCATGCATCTATGGCACACTATCCTATAGTGTTTACCGTTAATATTTATTTGTATTCCATGCTTGTCTGTTCCAAAGAAATGTTTATGACATCTTGGACAATCAGCGACAAACGTTCCTCTCATAAAAGCTATAATTTTATGTAGTAATTTAATCATATTAAGACCCACTCGTGTTGATGCTTAAAAGTGTGCAAATATTAGCCAGTTGATCAGGCGGCATACTACTTAAGCTATTTATTATAGACGCCTGCATCAACAAAACAACATTAGCGTATTCGCCGTTTACATCTTGAGTCTGTAAAGCTGTTGTAATTGCTGCAATGATTTGATCGTTAGTCATTATGCTATCCTCACTAAATTCATTACTAAAGGGTTAACTGTTACGGTTCCAGTATTTGTATAACCTGCTAAGGTAACGGCTACAGAACCATTAACAGTCAAGATACAATTTGTTGCAATTGTCATGGCTTGAAAGTTGTTAGAATAAATAATACTCGTATTTGTGCTTTGAGGCGTGGCTGTGTGCAAGCTGCCAGTCTGATATGTCCCATTATATAATATACCAACCGTCGCAACGTTACCCGCCGCGCTTGAAGCTGTTAAACTACAGCTTGCTACAACTAGATAGGTTCCGGCTACAGGCGTGACCGTTGCAATAATAACTCCACCAGTAGTTAAAGTCTGAGCTGAAGTACTAGTAACCGTGTAGTTAGTAGCTGTTGTTGGGGGGCTGTATGAAGAAAAGTATCCATCTTGTGCCATATTAAGCTCCTTCGAATACGTTTACAGTGCCAGAAGTTGCAGCTATTAAATACGGAGTAACACTAGCGCCATACGCAAACGCCACAACTTGACCTGGATATATTGGAATGCCGGTAGCTGTAGTGACACCAGAAGTAGCGCCTAGATAAATTGTATTGGTAACGGGGGCTATCATAAGTTGTTTTCTACTTGTTAGGTTAGAGGCACCGACTCTAGCTGCAACAGCTGTGGTACCAACAGTGATACTGCCGCTTGATATAGACGTGTTAATAATATCAGCAGTTTCTAGTTGCGAATTTATTGAATTGATGGCATTTCCGGAACCGTCAACAGTATAAGCTGTGGTTTTTAAATTAGCAGCATTAAACTGAGTCGCTTCAACATTTGACACCCCAGGTGAAGTATTTAGAACAACAGTAGCCGTACCGGACGTATACGCTGTCATTATAGCTTGGATGTTTGTAAAACCAGCAGAGAATGCAATTCTTACACCACCATTTGTAGTAAACCCAGCAGTAGTATAAGCATTTGTCGGTCCACCTTGGACTGCTTCCAATGGAACATACGTACTACCGTTAACACTACCTTGAAACTGAATAGTACCTACCCATGTTCCTGAGATTAATGCGTATGCGGATGATATGTCATTTATAGGTAACTGTAGAGTGGCATTTAATGCGCCTAAAGTTCCAGTTGTAGACACGTCTGTGTGAAATGGTGCATTAAGTATTGCTGGAGGAATTGATCGTAATTGAGCATAACAAAGTACTGTACCGGAAACATATGATGAAGAAGTTAAGGCTATATTTGTAGCCCCGATCGGTGCATAGTATAATCCATTTGATGTAATTGTTGATTGTGGTCCATTATTTGGGTTAGATAAATTTATTACATCAATTGTAAAAAATGAACTACCACTATTTGAACCTGTAAGAGTTAAAGTTGAACTCCAAGTTCCACTTATTTCTATTAGTATCCCGGAATAAGAATTAATATTTGTTAGACCAGCACCGGGGATTAGTAATATATTACCGTTTCCTGCAATAGAACCAGATATTGCAACAGAACCTGAACCTATTAATAAATTTCCACGAACATCTGATTGTAGAGCCGCTTGTTGACCAGTTGTAAGAGCAGATTGTGTGCTATTATATTGACCACCTATAAGTTGTGAAAAACTTGATACAGTGCCAGGAGTTACAGGCCCGTCAGATTGATCTTTAGTATTAACTACCCCAGTTGATGTAGTAGAAATAGGTTGGAGGTTAGTTCCGTCTGAACCTCCAACCAATATAGCTTCAGTGGGTATAGCAGAGCCCGTAGCTCCATCTGATTGATCTTGCGTCGGTAATCTTGAATTAATATCTGCCATACATCACCTGTTATTTAATTAGATTTCAAATCCAATAATTGAGCTATAAAGATCATCTGCTTGCTGATCTCTATTGGTCATAGTAACTCGAACCCTAACACCAGCGGCAACTAATATAGGAGCTTGAATGATCAAACTCATATCTGGAGTTGCTGTAGAGTTAAATTGAGCTGCTAACGGAGTAAATATACTTGTTGCTACACCTGTTTCAATCTGAAGAACCATTTTAGCTTTTCCAGCTGCTGATGATTCAATTTGTTGTAGATGTAATGTTTTCCCCGCAGTAACTGTATAATCATGATTATCTGAAGAGCCAGCAGCAATAGCACTAGCGTCTTTATAATCCATGATTGGTGTTCCAGCGCCAGCTGGATCAATAATTACAGGTAAAGGATTTGAAGAGCTTACAAATGAAGATCCTAATGAGATCTCAACAGGTAAACTATTCGAAGCACTTGGGGAAGCTCCAGAAATTTGTGTAATATTCTGGCTCCAAGGTGCTCCACCTTGATTAGCAGTTACTGTTCCACTTACTGGTTGAGTCACTTGTGACCCGTCTACCAATAAACGTCCAGCTGAATCAGATTGTAAGGAAGCCTGTTGTCCAGTAGTTAAACTGATAGGTGAACTATTATAAATAGCTCCGCCTAACATTGAAAAACTAGATGCAGTTCCTGGAGATGCAGGTCCATCAGCTTTATCGCTTGTCAATATGATCGATTGATCACTTGCAATAACGACTGGAATGGAAGCTGCCATTACTTTCTGACCTAAAGAGATAGCTGCGCCACCTACTTGAGTCAAATTTTCAGTCCAAGGGCCACCTGATTGCGTTACGGCGCCGATGACGTTACTACCAGCAGGCAGAGAACCAGAAATACCAAACGCGGTATTTCCAATGCTTCCACCAGCTTGGAATGGAGATCCTAACGTTGAATTAATTGTAATTAACTCAGAATTAGTTGCCGCACCCGTTGGTAGCGGTAAACTTGCTGCACTAATAGGTTGAGTCACTGCCGACCCGTCTACTCGTACTGCTCCAGCTAATGTTAAGGAGAGTGACTCCATATTCCCAGTGCTAAATGAAGGAGACGCGGTCGAAACCAACGCTCCAATATAGATAGCATCTGCGGGAGGCGGAGATCCAACAGGTCCTTCAGCGGGGTCTGTTATTGATATACTCCCACTAATAGGTAGTGGGGTTCCACCACTCACACCTTGTACAGATACAACACCGCCTGCTGGGGTACCTGCTACACCTTGCCCGTCAATTTGGGCTGATCCGGCAGCGTTAACTGCCTGTTGTTGACTTGGCGTCGTTGCATCTGCTAATTTGATGATGACGTCACCGGGGTTTTCGGTCCTAACCGGTAAGGAACTATTAAAATCGCTCATTAGTTTATCCTCCTACTAAGGCGTTTAGTTTTTCCTGCAGTGAAGATTCTGCAAGTTCTTGTTTTTTAACGGCTTCTTCTAACCGTCGTATTTCTTCCATCCTCTGTTCCATGATATACTCCATTTCTGCCTTAGCAGCTTGGACTCTTAAAAGCTCCGCTTTTAATTTCTTTTGTTCTAACATATTAACCTATCTCCAATATTTGTACTCGAGCGTTAAAATTTCCGGGACCCGTCCCGACTTGCTTTACCGACACGGTTATAGTATTTCCCGCACCTATTATTTGACCAGGAACTATAGACGATCCTGTTTCAAAAGTAAAAACTTCATTTAATTGCGCAGCTGATGTGTAGTTCTGGTCATAAATCCCACTGCTACTATTTGTAATTGTCCACTGTGCGACATTTGTACCACCTACTGATACTAACAATAAACACGCAACTTTCGGAGAAGCAGGTGCTGTATAGGTTGCTACTGTAGTTGTGACTCCTACTGCAACTGCGGATTCAGCATTATATATCAGAACTGAGTTCTGATTAGGATTGACACCTTCAATATTAACATTTAAGGCACCATTAACACTGTTAAGTGGGTTACCGTTCGTATCCTGAATGTTAACATTACCGCCAGTGGAACTGGTACCAATTCTTGCCATTTATGCTATCTCCAGTACTGCTATGGTTTGACCGGCAGTGGCTGTAATAGCCCAAATATTTCCTGTAGGCGTTAAATCTAATTGTATTGTACTTCCGTTATAAAGTGGATAGCCAGTTGATACGGTTACCGCACTTGAATTACCGATATAAACAGCAACATTTGGATCTGCTTCTACTGCTAAACTAATAGAACTTCTATTAGTTAGCGGAGTAGGAGCTAATTGAACCGCAGTTAGGCCTATTATATACTGACTTGTCTGAAAAGAATTCAATCCCGCCGTATTCGATGTCACTGTGCCGGAAACTGTCGAACTACCTGAAGAGATAACTGTTATAGGAGATTGATCACTCGCTAAAACCACGGGTAACGAATTTGCTTCAGTTGTTTGGCCTAAGTTTATACTAGCGCCACCTACACTAATTAAATTAACATTCGATCCACCACCTCCACCAGAAGTGTTGACGTTAATAGATCCATCGGCGTTAACCTTAAGCTGATTATCAGAACCGCCATTATAGCCATCTTTAACTGTTGTTGTAGCCATATTAGCTTAATCCTTGTCCCAAAAATGTGATAATTAACTGCCCATTAGTGATAGCTGTACTCGTCATTGACCGTAACGAAACTCTACTATGAGCACTTATCACTACTGGAGTTGCGGATACCACTCCGCCGCCTATTATAGTTCTTAATACTTCATTACCTATAGATCCTGTATATACACCTATGTAATCCCCTGTTGTATCAATCCATGAAATCCCGTACGCTACTCTAACACCAGAATTAGCGACAACCTGCAGGGGCAACGAGGCTGATCCAGGAATCGGAGTCACATTAGTATATAGTATTTCCGGCGCATCAATCCAGAACACTGGGAATAAAGTACCCGCAATCATTATTTATTCCCTTTCTTTATGTTCTCAGAAGCCGGTAGATGTTGTAGATTCCATGGAACGTGCAAACCTCTTTTATCTTTACCTTTTAATGGAATAATATGATCAACATGATAGCCTTTAGGACATGTTAAATAAATCTGTTTAATTTGAGTTGTATGTTCATCAGTCAACCATTTAGGTGTTTGCTGTAGTTTTGTCGCCCGTCGTTGTGCTGCATAATAAGCTATCTTATTCTTATTGCATTTATTCCATTCTCTCTGTAGCTCATTCATTCGGTTTCTATTATTTGTTGCCCACCGTTTATTTTGAGCATTATGCTTTTCCTTGTTATCCTCATGCCACTGTTTAGATCGGTCGGCTGCTATAGCCTTGGAGATGTCGTTATCCCGATAGCCCCTCTCGTGTATTTTGCGACAAATAATACACCAAGGGGACAGACCATCGCGCATTGTTCTATTTTTATAGAACTCGCAGGTTTCTTTAGTCTGTTGGCATTTCGAACACCATTTCATAAATCACACTATATAGACACAGCAAACATCTGCACATTGATAGTTGAAGATCCGCCTGAAGATGAAGTATATATCGCCCGCATCCATCTAAAGCTAACTTGTGGAATCAAGATAACCACCGAAGCTCCAGCACTTACAGATGCCGATGCACTTGGTATATTTGTCCAGTTAGTTACTGTAAAGTTACTGGGTTGATAACTCTCTAAAAAGATATCGTTTGACATCTGAATCTGAAGAGTACCTGCTGCTGTGCTATCTCCAAAAACTGCTTGAAAACTAGCAGAGATTAATTGATTTGAATCAATTTGTATCCCGTTGTGACTCGCAGTATCAACTGCGCTTAATACGTTGCAACTTACATTCTTCATAACTATTCCTTATATTAAAGCGATTAACTTAATTAATGCATGGATAGCTTCTAAAGCAATCTTAATCTCTGCATGAAAGATGTATCCTATAGCAATTCCAACTGGTAATGGTGCCAAGGTTATGATAGACATTACCATGGGCTGTATTTTTGCAATAATTGGACTTAATTTACTCATTAATGAACTTAACATAAATAACCTCTATCGATAATATTCAGTTACTTCTATGTAACCGCCTCCGCCTGCGCCACCAGCAAAACCATTCGTACCGCCACTTCCGCCACCACCAACAACACCAACTGAATAAGAATAAGTGGAACTCGGGGACGGAATAATCGCCTCTACATAACCACCTGCACCGCCGCCGGCACCGGATGGCACGTTAGCTAGGCCAGTTGCTCCGCCTCCGCCGCCGGATCCATAAGCTAAACCCGCGGTGCCAGCACTATTTGCATACCCCCCGTACCCGCCACCGCCGAAGAATGAAGCTCCCCCGTTACCGCCTTGATTATAGGTAGATGTGCCTGTATATGTGCTTGGCCATCCATACCCGCCGTTACCCGCCGTACCATGCGCGGGTGCGCTGATGGAAGCTGATCCAGGGGCTCCACCTTGTCCGCCGCCGAATGCTCCGCCGCTGCCGCCGTTTGCGGTCAATAGAGACGAACCAAATGTTGAAGAATTACCATTGCCGCCGCCGGTACCACCACCCGCGTTACCGCCTCCGGCACCACCTCCACCCGCTCCAACCATTCTAACACGAATGTATTGAACGCCCGATGGAGTCGTATAGGTTCCTGTACCCACTGAAAATATTTGTTGTGTGGGGTTAATAACTGCTGCAATCCCTAAGACATAAACCGCATTCCAAGCTGCAGCTGTTGTCAAGGATGTAGAGATTACTGTGACGGTCAACTGTGTGCCAGCAGCCATTGCTTGAATGACGTTAGCACCGGAGGACTCAACAGTTACTACACCAGTGCTATTATTGATAATCTGAAACTGTTGACCTAAGACTAACGTAGAAGTTACTGGTAATACAACTGTTTGAGTTGAGGTTCCTGTAAAATACTGCTGATATGTACTACCAACTACTAATGTGGTGGTTCCGGCTGCCGTCACAGTCGTAGTGTACCCTTCTATTAAGTTATTAGCATTTAAATTCTTGTTGGCATCCCATGAAGCAAAACTCGAAGCTGCAGGAGTGGAACTTGTAGGAGCTAAAGCTAACGTAGGAGTAGAAGTTGCATTAGTTACTGTTCCTGTAACGTTATCTTGATTAGTAAATGAAAATGATGTAACAGTTCCGCTCGGCCCACCTGTCACTTGGGAATAAGGTAAACTTAACGCCGAAAGTGTGGTTAATGTTGAGTTAGAGGTAGCAGTAATATTTGCGGCAGTACCAGTAGTATTTTGATTTAAGGTAGGAAAGTTCCCAGCGACCGCAGCGGCCATTGATGTGCCGTTACCATATAGAATACCTGTGACTGTAGTCGATAAGGTTAATGCCGGAGTTGTGCCGCCACTTGAAGTTCCAGCGAATCCATTTGATGAATTCACAGTTAACGAGGTTACGGGAGCTGTCCCACTGGATGCGGCAGTTACTAAACCCTTTGCATTTACAGTGATGGATGCGTTTGTATATGATCCGACGTTACTATTTACAGTAGCTAACGTTGCTGCCGCAGATCCTGGTCCGGAAGCAGTCACATCACCAGTTAAAGCTGTGATATAATTACCAGCCGCTTGTTTACTATTAAACGTTGACCAGTCTGTCGAACTTAATGCTCCTGTCGTAGACGATGAAGATAGAGCTAAACTTAAGGCTTGACCAGATAAACTTAATCCGTTTGCTGTAGATAATGTGACGTCCCCAGTATTAGTACCTGAGTTTGTGCCGTTAGTAATACTACCAGCTAAAGTAATGCCGCTTGTTCCTGGAGTTATGGTTGCTATTCCAGCTGTATTTGGTGCTTTAAACTGCCAACTATTACGATCTCCGGACGTTAAAGCATACCCAGTTGCTATAGAATTTTCTTCAATGTTAATACCCGAACTCGATCCTGAGCCCACGCCCCCGGCAGTATTGACATTAATAACAGGATTTGAAACATTTAACGTCGTACTATTTTCAAATATTGTAGTACCTTGGATGTTAACAGTTGCACCGCTTCGTCCAATATTAATAATGCTAGCATTAACTGTACCAATTGCTAATGTTCCTGACGCCACTGTATCTGCTTGAGCGATCGTTAAATCACTTGCTGCAAAATTTCCAGACGCATCCCTTTTAACAATAGTATTAGGAGTATTGGCAGAAGTCGCCGAGGTAACTGCGGAAGCAGCGCTATTGAATGTATTCCAATCAGTAGAACTTAATGCCCCCGTAGTAGAAGTCGAAGCTAGAGCTAAAGATAATACTTGATTTGCATCAATACTTAAACCATTAGGGGTTCCACTAATGGTTACTGTGCTAATTTGATCAAAATTACCAGTGAATGGATTAAAATTAAAGGATAAAGCCATAAATTAACTCGCTACTACTGTAGATAGTCTATTAGAACTATCGTAAGTTAATGTTAAAGTTTTAACAGTTGAAGAAGCTAATTTATAGACTGCTGTTCCAATTTGTCCGGCACCGTTTCCTGAAACAATATAAGTTAAATCAACTTCGTTAAATGCCGTCGGTACTAAAGACCCGGTAAGTCGTGAAGTTAATAAATTAATTTCAGTAGATTGATTTGCAGACGTTGCAGCTCCTGTTGGTAGCGGAAGACTTGCTGCACTAACTGCTAACGTGCTTTGATCTGAAGCAATAGTTACAGGCAATGATGAGGACATCGTTGTCTGCCCTAATGCAATTGCTGCACCGCCGACTTCAGTTAAATTTACATTTCCTATTACAACGTCACCGGCTAAGGATACTTTTAAATTACCTGATGCATCTAACTGCAGCGGTTCTGTATTTCCGCTTGAATTCTCACCGCCGACCACAATGCTGGTAGTCGGAATCGGTAATCCATT